ATGACCAGAGAAGAATTAAAAGCACAGATTGATGAATTAATGAGACAGTATGCTGACGAAGAAATTGATGGAGCTACTTATCAACAAAAGATGATGGAATTAACCACATCGGCTCAGAAAGAAATCGACGAGGAATGATAATCAACTTGTAAACAAAGGCTCCCCATTACCGGAGATTATCCAGTGGTGAGGAGCCTTCGTGCGTCTATGGAGTCATGCATCAACGTCGATGCTGACATCAGATTTCAATTCAATGGTAATACGATTATCCCAGACTATAATCTCCTTAAGCCACCGCCTGGCAAGGCTCTCGTCAAACTCGGTCAGTTCGGAATCCTGCTGCTCGATGAACTCAGTCAGTTCGTTGATACGCTTGACCTGCTCGTCACGGACGGCGGTGTCGGTAAAGTTCTTTTGTTTCATCTCACGAAGCCGGAATATCTCATCGGCGATGTCGTTGTAGTCCTCCTTGCGGGAAGCGTGGTTGATAAGCTCCTGCTGAAGTTCGGCCAGCCGCTTGTCTATCTCCAGAGCCTGCTCATCTTCATACCCACGAAGCACCGTTGCAAGGTTGTCACGAAGCCGCTTCTGATAGGTGCTTCTGCTGCCGAGCATTTCATTGAATGCCTGCACGACCACATTTTTCAGTACTTCTTCGTTTACCGTACGGGCGTGGCAAATCACACCGGCCGGCTGCAATCTGCTAACGCACCGCCAGACGATAGAGCGGCAGCCATGATTGTTCCAGTGAACACGGCGAAATAGTTCGCCGCACTCTCCGCAGACTATCATCTGCGAAAACACATGATTACTGCTGAAACCGTGCTTTCTCCCATTTGGACTGACCTTTACAAGCCTGCGGCGCACGAGTTCGTCCTGCACCCGCATAAAAATCTCTTTTGGAATAATAGCTTCGTGGTCGTTCTCAACGTAGTACTGCGGCATTATTCCGTTGTTCTTTATGCGCTTTTTGGAAAGGTAATCCACCGTGTAGGTCTTTTGAAGAAGCGCATCACCCATGTACTTTTCGTTGCGCAGTATCTTTGCAACCGTGCTTGTGTGCCAGCGTGGATTACCTGCGCCAGTAAGTATTCCGTCACGCTCCAGACCGTCGGCAATTTTATCTGTGCTGTAACCGTCAAGGTATTCACGGTAAATTCTCCGCACCACCTCTGCCTGCTCCTGGTCGATCACCAGTCTGCCGTTTTCGTCCTTGGTGTAGCCAAGGAAACGGCTGTGGTTGACCTGCACCTCCCCACGCTGATATCGGAACTGCAAGCCAAGCTTCACATTCTGGCTAAGCGACTGCGATTCCTGCTGTGCCAGCGAAGCCATTATCGTAAGCAGAACCTCGCCTTTTGCGTCCAGAGTGTTGATGTTCTCTTTCTCGAAGAATACAGGAATGTTCCGTTCCTTAAGCTGACGTATGTATTTAAGGCAGTCAAGCGTATTTCGCGCAAATCGGCTGATGGACTTTGTGATAATCATGTCGATTCTGCCGTCCATACAGTCGGCTATCATACGATTGAATTCATCACGCTTTTTGGTATTCGTGCCGGAGATACCGTCATCGGCGTAAATACCCGCAAATGCCCATTCGGGGTTTCGGGTGATCTGCTCTGTATAATGCGACACCTGGGCTTCGTAGCTGGTCGCCTGCTCATCACTGTCCGTACTGACGCGGCAGTACGCTGCCACTCTCAGTTTTGGTTTTTCCGTTTCATTCTGCTGTGAGTTAGCCCGCTGGGGTCTTGCCGGGATTATCGTTATGTTACTCAATGTTCGTCACCTCTGTCTTTATCAATCCATACATATATTCTGCCTGCCGAACAGGATCCTCGAAATAATCCGCTGCGCTGATAAATGTGAACCGCACAGGGATATTCACCGACCGTTCTTTTCTTGCATGACTGTTTCTGCCGAGCCGCTCGGCACGGTTTCGAAGCTCCTCTGCTGCGGCATTGAACATCTCCTCGCTGATTATCGGAGGATAAAACTCGTCTCCCGGGTAGCGGCGGTTCTGCAGCATCAGTTTGATAGTGCCGTGATTTCCTGTGATACCTGCGTTTTCAGCCGCTTTTTTCAGCGAATCGCCGCTGAGGTAGTTTTCAAATAATCGCCGCACCCGACCCGCCGCAGTTTCATCAACCGCCGCTTTTCCGTTCTCAATGCGATAGCCGTACGGAATATGCTCCACCCTACTCACCAATCCTTTCTCTGAGCGTCAGACCGCATTTCAGCGCAAAATCGATCTCATTGCGAGAAAATACGCAAATACGGTCGACTAGCTTTGAAAACAAGTCTGCGTCAAATTCTGTGAACATTCTCCCACGCTCGACAATCCTTATCAGCCGTTCGGTTTCTTTCAGCTTTGCGCCATCGCCTGTGACCGAACTGCTGAGCGTATCAATTTCAGCGCGGTATTCATCGGTCTGAGCCATTATTGCGTTCAGTTCCCGACCGAAAAGCGTCCTGTCAATGAAACCGTTCGCCATAAGCCGTGTGAGAGTTTCCTGCTGACCCGTATTCTGCTCAATCAACAGCCGAAGCTGCTGTATTCGCTGAATGCTGCTGTCCGTTGACGAACTGCGTAATGTCAGCAAATACGGCTTCAAAATCAGCTTGTGGCCGAAAACCAATTTGTTCATCATTGTAACAAAAGCGAGCTTGATGTCATCGTCCCTGATGAACTTCATTGAACAACTTTCCTTATTATATATGTGAGTGCTGCAGCACCACGCTTCATACGTTTCACCGCCAATCCTGTGAGTTCTGTGCTTTAGCGTAGCGCCGCACTCACCGCAGACTATCTTCCCTGAAAAGCAATACCGCAGCTGATACTTGTGGCTGCCCTTAGTGACATTCTTTTCAACGGCGTGTCTGTCTATCAGGGCAGCGGCTGCGTCAAAATCAGTCTTGCTGATTATTCCCTCATGATGATCGTTAACAAGATACTTGTCCAACTGTCCGTAATTCACACAGCGGCGAAAAGACTCATCGGTAAAGGTTTTCTGAAAAACTGCGTTTCCTGTGTAATTCTCATTTTTCAAAATTCTGAGAATACTTGACTGGCACCAGTGCTTTCCACGGGCAGGGACAATATTATCCGAATCCAGCGCTCTTGCAATGTTCATTACTCCTTTTCCCGAGAGAAATTCAGCAAAAATGCGCTTAACAATTTCCGCTTGTTCGTTGTTTACTTCAAGCTGTTCGCCGTTCCACCTGTAACCATACGGCGGCGGATTCATTTTGTATGTGCCGCTCTGAAACCGCTGTCTTATAGACCACCTTTCATTACCGGATATTGACACGGATTCGCTCTCTGCAAGGCTGCTGAGGACCGCAAGCACCAGCTCGCTTTCCATTGAAGTGGTGTTGATATTCTCCTTTTCAAAATATATTGCTACATTTATTGCAAGCAGCCTTCGCACCATTTCAAGGCAGTCAGTGGTATTCCTTGCAAATCGACTGATAGACTTTGTGATGATGAAGTCTATTTGACCTGCTTCGCAATCGGAAAGCAGCCGCATAAGCTCAGAGCGCTTTTCCTTATTAGTACCGCTTATTCCCTCGTCATAGTACAGGCCTGCGAAATACCAGTTTTCATGCGCCTGAATGTAGGTTTCATAATGCTTCTTCTGTTCAGCAAGGCTTTCAAGCTGATCGTCAGAACCTGTCGACACACGGCAGTATGCCGCAACACGGAGCTTTTTCTCAGAACCCGTAGTACGTTGGTTGGCTTCAATTTTTGTTACAGTTTTCACTTTTTCACCTCTCTTCGGTGTTGACATATTAACTCTAAACCGAGATATAATCAACGTATTTTCGGTAATATCTCGACATTCATAGGTAAAATAGTACGGCGGTTAAGAGCGGTCAGTTTGTTGAATTCGTCAACTGTGATAAGTCCCTCGGCTTTCAACTTTTCTGCAATGTGCTGTGCCATATAATAGTCGAAATCACGCTGAATTTCTTCCTGCGTAATCTGTTTTGAAACCGCTTGTATATCGGTTTCAGTTCTGACAGGCAGATTTTCAGCGTTTTTCTCTATCTCATTCATGCGGGTCGTAAAATTGTTATACATGAAAACACCTCCTGCCTTATAGCCTTGGCAGAAGGTGTTCTTGGACATATTACCTCAATCTTTTTTGTAAAAGCTGCACTCATACCCATCTGCGCGAAGCGGAAGCCCCTTTGCCCACGGTGGAGTTCTTCCCATCATCTCGCAGATTTCAGATACATTCGTATCTGTCGGGCACTCGATAATAAGTTCATCGTGGACGTGGCCGCAGATACGATAATTCCGCAGCGTTCGCATAGCATAACAGAGAATATCACGGCTGACCGCCTGAACGATGTTCTCCACGAATTTCGGACCGTAGCTTTCAATGCGCTCCCACTTCTTCGTTGCGCCAACTCCCTCATAAGTGACGGACTCGCCACCGAACTTATTCTCGCCGATACGGGGCTTGACGTAGGAAAGCCGTCTGCCGCTCGGCAGCGTGATGAACAGCATTCCGCTCTGATATTCAAACTGAACGCCATGTGTGTCTGTGCGAAGCCTTTGTCGTATTGTATCCTTCACGCAGCGGTCGACTTCCCACCAGAACCTAACAATATTCGGATTGGAACTGCGCCACATATTCACAAGCGGCTGAAGTTCGTCCTCTGATAAACCCATCTCAAGTGCGCCCATAGCTTTCAGAGCGCCAACTGAACCTCCATAGCCAAGCGCCAACTCTGCGATTTTGCCTTTCTGCCGCAGATGTCCGTTGACACCATGTTTCTCGACAGGCACACGGAACATCTGCGAAGCGGACGCGCAGTATATGTCTTTACCCGACTTAAATGTATCAAGCCGCCATTTCTCCTCAGCCAGCCACGACAACACCCTCGCTTCAATTGCAGAAAAGTCAGACACTACGAATTTCATTCCCGTTTTCGGCACGAATGCCGTGCGGATAAGTTGGGAAAGCGTGTCGGGAATGTCATCGTAGAGCAGTTCCATCGCAGCATAATTTCCGCTTTTCACAAGTTCCCGTGCCTGTTCCAAATCTGAGATATGGTTCTGCGGGAGGTTTTGCAGTTGAATGAGCCGCCCCGCCCAGCGACCGCTGCGGTTCGCGCCGTAAAACTGAAACATTCCGTGCGCTCGACCGTCCGAGCAGACAGCATTTTTCATCGCCTGATATTTCTTTACCGAGGATTTCGCAAGCTGCTGGCGGAGTTCCAGAATCTCCGCAAGCTGCGGCGGTGCGGTTTTCAGCATTGACGCTACCTCCTTTTTGCCAAGGCTGTCAACCTCCAAGCCGTTCTCGGAGAGCCATTGTTTCATCTGCTGAACCGAGTTCGGATTTTCGAGCGAAGTAAGTTCCTGCATTTTTGACGAGAGCAGCGCCTTTGAACGCTCGTCAAACCGTATCGCATTCTCCACGACAGCCATATCCAGAGCAATCCCACGGTCGTTTATCTGTTGGTCAAGGCAGTATTCCTCCCACACAAATTCCGGCACGGAGAATTTGCGCAGCCTGTCCTGTATCGACATTTCGACCTCGACATCTCGCTTGTTGTATGCCTTGAACTGCGACCATTTCTCCGGAGCGTGTATCGGGAGATTTCTTGTTCTGCCGCCGTTCGCCTTGGTAGCTGCGCAAGGAACACAGAAATACTTGATGAGGTCTTTGCCCTCTTTCAGCTTCTGTTCCGATAAACCCAGAACAGCACCTGCGCCGGCAAGCGAAAGCGGAAGTCCCATGTATGCCGACCATATCATCGAACATCTCCACGATTGCGGATTGAGATACTCCCCGGACGGAAAACCGAGATGTTTCGACAGGCAGACCCTTTCAAAACTCGCATTAAATGCCCACTTGATAACGGAATTGTCCGTTAATGCCGACAGTATTTTAGCGGGAATTTTCTCACCTTGCGCAAGGTCATACACCGCAACATCGCCGCCGTTTACCGAAACACCGAACAGCAGTATCTCGAAAGCAGGCGATTCCACATATCTGTACACACCGCACTTTGAAAGCTCAACATCGCTGAACGTTTCAAGGTCGATTGACAGTGTTTTGATTTTTTCCATAGTTCACCTCAAAAAGGCGGCAAGATAGTTCCTGCCGCCCTGTTTGTATTACTTGCCAGTTTTAGTTTGCTTGCGGCGCTTAATGCTCCTGACAACATCAGAAACAACCACGACCAGCTTAGAAAGTGTATCTCCAAGCACATATCCAAAGCAGATAGCAAGCAAAATGCTTTCAGTTGTAATCATCGTGTATCTCCTCAAGACAGAAAATCATCGTCATCATCTGTTGCAAAATCGTCCTCGGCGCGGGTTCTGCCGCCGAGCGGCTCGCCATCGCGAATCTTCTGCAGGTTGTTCAGACCGCAGGCGATACCCTTGTTGCCGTTGGAGTTGAACGCATAGAATGAGATGGACGCTCTGCCGTAAACGCCGCTGTAAACCTCGCTGCGCTCCAGAATGGGGTTGCAGTTTGCGTCCACAATACCGGGAGCGGTCGCAGAGTTCGCGTTGATGAAGTAGCTGTTTGCGTATGCTTCATCATCGGGGCGCTCGGTGTCGCCGTCGCGGAGCGGGTTCTTGATTGAGGAAAGCGCAGGAACGGAGCGACCGTTGCCCTTGAGCTTGGACTCACCCTCCTTGTAAGCCGCTTCGATAGCCACCTTGATCTTCTCTACCGTCTTGGTATCCGCCTTCGGAATGATAAGTGATACGCTGAACTTCGGAGCGCCGCCGTTGATGGACTTTGCTTCCCAGATGTTTGCGTAGCTGAATCTTGTGTTGGGGCCGGTAATAACCTTTGTTGGATTGATAAACTTTTGCATATTATTTTTCCTCCTTGAAATCTTCGCTTGCTGTATGTATTGCCGGACGCTTGTCCGACATTGGTACTAAGGCTGGCTTGCCCTGCGGCTTTTCGATAAGCCCGCCGAGCAATTCGTTGAACTTTTTCTTACCGAGCAGACTGGTCATTGCTGTGATACCGAGAACGCTGTGTTCATATGGGTCATATCCCGCGGATTTGACGGCTTCAACAACTTCATTTTCATCTGTGTATTTGCGGTTGGAACGCCCCTCGACCACCTTGAAACCATCGTATGAAACACCGCTAAGCGCCTGCCGCAGAGCGTATTCTTTTACATCGGTCACCCAAGATACAAGCTCGTCCGCTTTTGCGAGAATAGCGGCAATCTCTATATCGTCAAGGGTTGCAGGCGGTTCAAAATCGTAACGAGCGAGTGAAAGATTATATTCTGCGAGTTTCCGGCAAGTCGCTCTGACCTTGCAGAAGCGACAATGTTCACCCGCTTTAAAATCTCCATCGCCATTTGCAGCAAGCTGCGCTGTCGGAGCGAGAATCTCATTTGCCCAATGGAGAAGTTCTTCCTTGGAAATGGTGTATTCGCTGATGTTGTCACGCCTTGGCTGGAATATTGCCATGCTCACTGCGGAGATGTCGTATATTCCGTCAAACAGTTCAAGAGCGCCGAGAGCATAAAGCATCATCTGCGGATTATGTTCTGCGAGGACTTCAACGCCCTTGCCGTACTTGAAGTCGATTATGGATAATGTCCCATCGGCCACAATAACGCAGTCACCTGTGCCGAAACCCTCCGGAACCCACCGAGAGAAATCCAGTTTCTGTTCGATAAGGACGATGGGGTCATTGCAGGCTACATTTGCTTTCTCGACCTGCTCATAAGCGTATGTAGCGTACTCGGCAGCGCAGTGCTCCATCTCCTCGTTGTAGTAGGTGAGGTTTTCTGTTGGATCGGTGGTTTCTCTGCCGAGCAAGGCTTTCAGCCTGTGTTCGCAGAGGGCATGAGCGTCCGTGCCCTCCTGCGCATACTCGCTTGATGTATCCGGCAGTTCGACACAGAGTTTAGCAGACGGCGGACATTCAAGCCATCGGTGGCTTGATGACGCCGAGAGAATCGCGTGGTTAGTCGGCATTGCCAAGCACCTCCACCTCTGCGAGGACTGCTGCATACTTCTCCGGCTTGATTGCGGAAAGCTTGTCCGCACCGTGCTTTGTGATGATTGACTTTACCTCTGCTGTGAAGCCGGCACGGGATTTTTCAGCGCACACGGCTCTGACATCAGCGAGAGTAATCGATTTAGGCTCTGTTGTTTCTTCTACCTTCTTCTTTTTGGAAAGCTTTAACTCTGACGGCGCTTCTTCAGTTGAAAGCAAAGCCGCTATCGACTCAGACAAGCCGATAAGGACCTCGCCGCAGTGACGAAGTTCAGAAAGCTCCACCGCAAGTTCGCTCATTTTTCCCATTAGACTGTACCTCCTTCCTTGACCTCGCAGATTGCCAGTTCACGAACTGTGTCGCCGGGAACGATTATAGTGAGTTTCTGCTTGCCGCCAAGCAGAAAACGCAGAAGTCGCTCCCTGATTGAAACGCAGCGCAGAACTGCCACTCCATTGTTCACCGGCTTTTTTGAAACACTTATTCTCAGATTGTGTTCCATTCTTTTCACCTCTTTCCGAGGGATTTTGTTTCCCTCTGCCTTATAGCCTTGGGAAAGACAGAGATTGGACAGTCTATGTAAAAAAATCTGAAAAGAAAAAACGTGGGCGTTAGGAAAATCCCAACGCCCACGGCGCACATCATTTATTTGATTATCTGATTAACCCTTTCCTGTACTTCCGAATAGTCATAGCCGGCATTTGTCAGCCTTTCCTTGCGTTCAGCGCCGTTCCCCCACAGTCCCACAATAACCTCAACCGCAATCTCATCAACGGTTTTCTTGTATAGCTTTTCGTTGACCCTTTTCTGTACGGCATTGTAATCATATCCGGCGGCGGTAAGCAGCCTTTCACGTTCAGCGCCGTTATCCCACTTTCCTGCAAGGGCTTCATCGGCAAGTTCGTCAACTGTCTTGCTATTGTAATTCTTAAAGCAAATATCCCCGTCAACATCATAGCCGCCTATTCTGTCAACACCCCACTGCCACATTGTCTGACCGTAGTTGTACCTTGATGGTCGTTCCGGGCTGTTCGTCCAGTGAGCAAGCCAAATATCGTACTTGCCGACGATCCTGCTCCTGTCGTAGTAGTTCTCCATAAAGGACGGATTTGCGTAAATTCCGGGCTTGAATCCTGCTTTCCTTATCCTTTCGCAGAACTCAATTGCCATCTTTGTGCGTGTGTCCGTATTCAGACGGCTGATCTGCTTTTTCTCCTCCATGTCGAAGAATACGGGATATGTAGGGGATAATCCCTTGATGACATCAACGCATTTCTCTGCTTCAGATTCAGCCTGTTTCACGCTCATAGCGTAGCTGTACCAGTAAAATCCGTAGGCTATACCGTACTTCTTGCAGTCCGCCACGAACTTATCCATAGTAACATCTTTCTTCGTGGAAAAGCCTGCACGGATAATCGCAAATCTCACGCCCGCCTTTTTCAGCGCAGGAAAGCTGATGCCCTCCTGACAGTAGCTTAAATCAACACCTTTAATCTTCATCTTCGTCCTCCTTTTCCGAACGCTTATGCAGCTGCTCTAGCACATCTTTCAGTTTCTTCGGAACGGGCAGACCCAGGTGAGCTGCATTTTCAAGCAGTGAAATACCCTCGTTCGACAGATAGAAGAATATCACCGCAGTGCGCAGAACAGAACCTGCGCCAATAACCTGAGTGTCGAGGATATGCCCGCCGCCGACCAGAGCTAAGATAAGCACCTTTCTGCATATTCCCTTGAACCCGACTGCGCTTGACAGCTTCTTGTCCGAAATAGCGCACATCACTCCGGTTATGTAGTCGATAACCACAAAGGCAATAAGCGCAAAAAGCAAGCCATCGCTCCCTCCGAGAAACCACCCGAGCCACCCGCCGACCGCCGTAAAAATAAGCTGAATTGTGTTCCAGAATTCTCTCATAACAAACCCTCCAATCATTCGTCAACGATATCGTAAGTTATTTTCATGACCTGACCGTCCAGCTTTCGCACCGGCTCAGACAGGTTGTTTATTGTGGTAAGGCACAGTTTGCAGATACCAAGCGCAAAGCCGAAGAAATGCTGACTGCCGCTTGAATACGGATAGTATGGCAAAATATACAGAGGCAGATTAAGTCCGTCCGTCTTGATGATATTCGCATACGAATACAAGTAGCTGTTTCCGTAGGTCGGAGCGGAGAACCTCATTCTGTATCTGCCGTAATCCTCGCCGCTTTTGATTATCTCAAGGGCGAGCAGCGAATAGGAAATGTTGCAGCTATCGCAAATCACAAGCGGAGTGTTCGTCTTTTCGTCAACATAAAATCCCCAGAAGCTCGCCGCCGTCATATTAGAGAGCGTTCCGTCAGCGACATACTGCCATGTCTTGCCCGTGGATTTGCCGTCCTTTGTGAATATGCGCAGCTGCCCGAAGTTATTTGTTCCGGTCGCTTCTTTCCCGTCTATCAGCGGATATTTAGTAATGACGAAGTACTTATCGTCCCACTCAAAGGCGCTCAGCGCATTGCAGTAATCGCCGTTCACACCCGCCCCGTAAAACCATCTGTACTGCGATGAAGAATTACTTATTCTCTCATACTTAAAGCCTACGCCATACGTCTGGAGCAGAGTGTCGGTTTCGATGGTTTTCTTCGAAACCTGCGAGTAGTCGGACAGCCTGAAAATATAGTGATGGATATGACAGCGTGAGGTCGCAACAATATGTATCTTATCGCCGATAACATACGGAAAATACGCAAGCCACTGTGGGGCGTCCTCCCAGTCCTGCCGCAGCTTTTCCTTTTCCTCCTGCGGTACATAGTCCGCATTTGTAGTGTTACAGTCATAAAAATAGCCGCCATGATGATAGCTGTTGTCGTACATGGAATCCGGAATACGCTCTGCCGCTGGGAACAGCTCTATAACTTTCTTCACGCTTATAATGCCGCAGAACGGCTTTTCCGCGCTTACGCTTATCGACATGGGGTCGAACATAACGACCTCGTAAATGCACCCGTCATGGATATGCTTTCCGAGGAGCCGCACATTTCCGTTCGAGAGCCTGCCCATGTAAAACCACTTGAAAACCCCGCAATTGAACTGCGAATCCGGAATATACCGCCCGACAATAGTGTGATACGCCTGCCTGAACGAATCCAGAGAGCTGCTGTTAAGGTCAGTTCCTCCGCAGGACAGATTCCAGTAGGAATGGTGCATTCCGTTTGTGCCGCCGTCCTTGGTGGTAAGGCAGATACAACTGATTTCGCCGTTTGCCTTGTCCGAAGCGAAATCCCACACATGGCGGTAGCCCTTGCCGTTCTCAATGCTGCCGCTTTCGTTGGCGTTGTAAGTACCGATACTTGTGTCCGTGTTCGTGTTGGCGATTCCTGCGTGGCCTATCTCCTCGTTCGTCCACGGGAGCATCATATTGTTGCCGTCCTCGGGGATTTTGTCGCGGCAGACTATAACCCCACGGAAAGCAGTATCGGCAATGTTACCCGCAAAATCACGCAGCATATTAAAGCTGCGGTCGTTGTCGGAATCTATGCCGATTTCGATGTAATCGGGCGGGTTGAGAATCGTGTCCACTGCGTTGGTTATCATGTTTTCCTCGTGCAGTTCACGGACTACCTCGCCCGTCTTTTCATCAATAAGCTGAATTGTTGCTCTGCCTTTAATCATTCCTGTTCCTCCTCATACGGTGTGTAAATAAACGATGTCTGAAAGCTTCCGCACGGCGAGTTGTTCAGCACATCTGTAAGATTTCCGACATCTCCGTCATACAGCAGCGTAATGCTCTGAACGCTGTCTTTCATTGCGGAATTGCCGAACGCAAGCCAAATCGTACTGCCGAAATCCCCCACGCCGAAATCTGCAGAAATCGGCTGCAAGCGGACTGTTTCCTTTTCGGTGGTGACTATCATTGTGAAAGCCGTGGTTTCAATGCGCTCCGCCTTGACGGGATTTCGCAATTCAAGATACAGCTTTCTGTTAGATATGTTCACCACAGTGATTGGCGGCGGGGTGATTATCTTCGGACTCCATGCGTCCGGGAATACCGCCCGTACAGTAGGTTCAAGCGTTTTTCTGTTCCTTTCACGCTTTATGAAACCGGGCATAGGTTCGCTGAACTTGAACTTATGCGACTTGAGTATCTCAAACAGCAGAGTATCCGAAGTACGAACAAGCGCCTTTCTGACGGTTCGGCGCATAGTAAAACGAACCTCGTCCTCGTGCGCCTCGATGTAGCCGTCCCAGGGAGTATCGCCTGCAAGGTAAGCGCCCATTACATAGCCCCAGGTCTGCATTTTCGGGAATCTACCCTCTGCACCGTCAGCCGAAACCACGCTGAGTGACATGGTATTTTGACCGACTTCCGATGTGAACGGATAGGTGTAGGTCTTTGTGTGCGAACCCTCGCTGAAATACTCCTCATACCGCATAACCTCGTTTTCATTCTTTTTCAGAATAAACGCGAGAATTCCTGCGGCTGAAATTACGAACTTCACAGTCGAGCAGAACGCCGCATATGTCGCTTGAATTGCGTTGTAAGTAATTCGGAACAGCCGCTGTGACTTCTCCGCAATAGGAATATCCGTACTGTTTGTCGCGGTTTTCAGTTCCGCTGTGGATTCGCCTACGTCCTTGCGTATCTCGTTCGTTTTCTGCTCCATCTGGTAGAGATTGTCCGAAATGCTCGGGCGATAATCTCCAACCTCGATGGAAATCTCACGGCGGTTGTACGGGTTGAAACTCATGGCGATTATACGGGTGTTCACATTGAGATTGAACGGGTGGAACACTATCTGCACGTTGTCGCCGACCGAAAAATTCATATTCTTGTACAGCGTCAGACCGTAATTTGTGGTACCGGTACGGCTGTCGGTTTCCATGGTAAGGTCGGACACATTTCTTCCGTCCATAATCCCGATATAATCCTGCGAACCTCTGTGCGAACGGATATTTATTTCCGTCCCGTTGTACTCAATTTCGCCGCCGCAGAGCGCAATCAGCTGCATTAAGGCGGCTCTGCGGGTACACTCACGGTTGATTTTCAGCTTTATTGGGACGGTCGGGTCGCATATTCCTGCAGTCAGCGAAGTGCCTTGCAGCAAAGAAATAAGGCACTCACCCGGAGCGCCCTCGAAGTCAAATTCAGTCAGCTTGTATTCGTCATTGTTAAGTTCGTAGGACTTGTGTTCGCACTCCACAGTGCAAATCGCAATGCCGCCGGACAGAGATTTCGACACTTTCACAACATTGAAAAGGTAGTTCAGAGTGTCGCTTTTCAGCTGTACCTCCAGCCCCGTGAATATCTCCGAAGCCATCGAGGAAATCACAGAAAACTGAAATGTGCATTCACCGTTAAGACTGTCGGTCAGCGATGCGGAAATCACCCTTGTAAACACACCTCGCACATTGCCGTTTTCGGTCACGATTATCTCAACCATCACACCGCCCCCGCATTCCTTACCGTCACCTTGTTCTGATTCCACTGTATTCGGGATATTACCTTAGTCAGCGGAACTCCGTCAATGCTCAACGGAATCGTAATATCAAACGCCTGCGTCTGTACCCCGTTGAAGCCCGAAACCGTGCCGTTCATGTCGAGGTCGAAATCTGACGGAATTGCATTCTGCATACTTTTTGAAACGTCTTTCATCTCATCGCCGAAGCCCTCGCCAAGTCCCTCTGCCATAAAGCCGCCGAGATTGGCGAACAATTTAGACGGTGAGTGTATTCCAAAGAAGTCCTTGATTCCGTCCACAATGCCGCCGAAAAAGCCGCTGATTTGATTCCAGAGCCACGCGCCCGCATCAGAAATACCCTGCCACAGGCCTTTCAGAAGATTACCGCCGACTTCCGCCATCTTGCCGAAGTAGCTGCCGAATGCGTCCACTATTCCGGTTATGATTTGCGGAATCGCCTTGACTATCTCCACGATGATGGTCGGGAGGTTTTCAATCAGCGCGATAAACAGCTGGACGCCCGCCGCAACGAGCTGCGGAATCGCTCCGATAACTGCGTCGATAACGCTTGAAATAATCTGCGGAATAGCCGCGACAATGGTCGTGATGATTGTCGGCAGGTTCTGAACAAGCGCGATGAGCAGCTTGATTCCTGCTTCGATGATGAGCGGAATTGCGGAAATCAACGCCTTGATTATTCCGTCAATTATCTGCGGAATGACCTCAACAATTGCGGTTATGATGTCCGGCAGAGCCGTCACCAGTGCCGTCAGCAGCTGTATTCCCGCTTCGATTATCTGCGGTATCGCGCCGATGAGGAAATCCACGATTCCCATGATTATCTGCGGCAGGGCTTCAATGAGGATCGGCAGCGAATCTAAAATGCCCTGCGCAAGCCCTGTTATAAGCTGTAAAGCTGCGTCAAGGATAAGCGGCAAATTATCGATGAGCGTTTTCACAATCTCAACGACTACCGTCACAATCTGCGGAACAAGCTGCGGAATCGTGTCCGCAATGCCCTTGATGAGCGACAGCAGAATATCCGCTCCGGCAGAAACTATCTGCGGCAGCAGTCCCACCAGAGCTGAGATTATCTCGGTCACGATTCTGGCGAGGGTCGGAGTAAGCTCCGAGATAGCCGAGAGAAGCCCGTCCGCAAGCGCCTTGATGATACCCGGAGCGCTTTCGAGGACTGCTCCTGCGATAGAGGTGATGAGTTCCGCAAACTGCGGAATCAGCGTCCGGATAGTGTCGATAACAGAGGTAACACCGCTTTTCAGTTCGTCCGCCGCTTGCTCGTTGCCTGCGAGGAGGTCTGCAAGGCCGTCCGTGATTTGCGTAATTCCCGGCAGGAGTTCTCCCACCATGCGGTTTTTCAGACCGCCTGCGGTGTGCGACAGCTTGGTAAGGCTGTCCTCAAAAGCAGCTGAAGCGGCTACGGCTTCGTTGCTCATAACCATGCCGTAATCCTCGGCTTCCTGCTTCAGACGTTCGGTTTCCCCTACGCTTGTGTTCAGGACAGCCGCCATATCCACAGCGGATTTTCCGAGGAGGTCGTTTGCGGCAGCGGTGCGCTCTGCGCCTGCTTCCATGCCTTGCAGAGCCGTGATTACCATGCTCAGCTGTTCGTCCTGGGACTTTCCGTTCAGTTCCTCGATGGAAAGCCCGACAGCGAACAGCTTTTCGGCTGCGGAATCCGAACCGCCCGCCGCGTCCGTGATGACGGTGGACAGCTTTTTCATTCCCGTCTGGAGATTGTTCACGTCAGCGCCGCAGCGCTCGAACACATATCCCCACTTCTGATAGCTTTCTGCGCTTATGCCGATTTTCTGCGAGGTCTTGTCGATTTGGTCGCCCGCCGAGCCGACATCGTTCGCCATGTCCCACAGCTTTTTTCCTGCGGCAACGCAGGCAGTCCCGACCGCCGCCGCAGCAGCCCCGAGAGCCGCGCCGATTTTCTTTGCGGTATCTCCGAGTTTGCTCAGCTTTCCGTCAGCGTCCTCGCTTGTGTCGGCGGCTTTCTTGACGGAATTTGAAAAGTCCTTTGCTTCATCTCCGGCTTCATCAAAGCCCTTGTCAGCCTTTTCGAGGGCTGTGTTGTTGGAACTAAGTTCACGCTCCATGCCGTTCAAAGCCGCCTGCGCATTGTTCAGCTGTATCTGCCAGCTTTGAGTGCGGCGGTCGTTCTCGCCGAAAGACTCGGCGGCATTCTGCAAAGCAGTGCGGAGCGTTTCGATTTTCTGTTTCTGACTGTCGATTTCCTTGTTCAGAACCTCGCTGCGGGCGGTTAGTGCTTCGGTGGATTTGTCGTTCTTGTCGAACTGGGAGTCCACAAGCTTCATTTCGGAGCCTAGTACCTTGAATGAATTATTGATTTCGGCGAGGGATTTCTTGAATTCACGCTCGCCCTCAAGACCTATTTTTAAGCCGAAATTTTCGGGCATTCTGCGTCACCTCCTTGGAATGGGCATAAAAAAAGAGCCTTGCGGCTCGGGGATATAAGAAAAGGAGCAGCCGAGGTGGTTGCTCCTTTAGTGTGTTAAACTGCTCGATAAACGGGAATTTACTATTCGGCATATATTTCCAAAAATGACGTGATTTTCCCATGTGTGTATTCGCCCTCAATCAGACCAAACTCTGGGTCATAATATTTATCATCATAAAGCAATGTCCAATGGGTATACCCCGCATCCGTATGTACCGTCAAAATCGAATACTTATAGGGAACAGGATTCTTCTTAGAAATACGCTTGTTCTTTTCCGCATGTCGGATACCATAATAGTCAAGTATCTCTATCAGTTGACCGATACTTGTGGCTCCGTCTGTTTTCATATCTTTAATAACTTCATCGACACTTTTTCCTGCAATCATGGCAATGCAAGCCTGTCCACATGTAAAGCAAGTAGGCTGTATAATCAGTTCCATATATCATCCCTCCATCAATTCCGATTTATCGGGCAGATTAACTGCCCTCATAATCCTATTATACCACACATTCCCGCTTTTTTCAACCACTTTTCCAATCAAATTCCCATCGGCACAACCTCATCAATATCCGCTTCCCGTTTAGGTTTGGAGATTCCAATAAACTGCTTATGACATTCCCACAGATCCATCAGAAAGCCGAACGGCATAAGCCACACCTCCTCCGAACCGAAGTGCAGCTGCGCCGTGCCGTAATAGAACAGCCGGGTGAATAGTTCTGCGTCATTCACTCGGCTGTTACTGCATTTTTTGAGGTATCTTCACTTTCGATATTCCGCTTCGTGCCTTTCAGCATAGCTTCGGTGATAGCGTCCTTGTACTCGGCAAGCTCGCCGGGAGAGGTCAGAAGCTCCACGGTTTCCTCGGTGAGAAGCGGCTTTTTATCGCTGTTTCTGAGATTATATATCTCAATGCTCTGATTGCAAAGCAGCGTTATCAGCCAGATTATCTCATCAAGAGCCATCTCCATATTCTCGGACCTCATCAGCTTGTCACCGAGGTTATCCAGTCCACCATAGCGATTAGAGATAGCCTTTGTCGCTCTGGTGGTGAGAATCATCTCGTACTGCTCGCCGCCGATGGTTATTAAAGAACTGCGTTCATTCGTCATTGCTCATACCTCCGTTACTTGCCTGTTTCAGCAGGCTTTGCCGTGAATGTAGGTTCATATACAGCCTTGTACCAACCCGTGATCACGCTGTCCGGAACGTTCTTTTCGCCCTCGGTCGCTTCCGCTTTCCACGGATGCTTTCCGTTCACGTCCGGCTTGTTTCTGCGGAGAACCGTGCCCTCAATGGTCGGTGTGGAAAACGTGATACTGTCGCCCTTTGTGGCAAGCGAGGTTGACGGAATTCCGAATTTAACCCGATAAAGCCAGAAGTATCGGTACTTTCCATTGGATTTCTTCGCCCTGAACCCAATCGCCACAGGCTTGCCGCCGTCCTCGCTGGTGGAAATGACCACGTTGTTGCTGTCAATGGTAGCGCCCGTCAGAACCGAAGCCGCATCATTTCCTATATCGTCAATGCCGAGGGAGAGCGTTCCGCTTTTGAACTCCTTGACGATTTCAGAAGCGCCGTCATCGGCGTAGAGAGTAGCTTCCGCAAGCTCCACGGAGAGGTCTGCCGAAATCGCCTTTGCAAGCGAAGCGGGAACTCCGTAGGTTTCGTTACCGTCGCTGTCCTCGGTTATTTCAGCGTAGAACAGCTTGTCAAGACCTATTGTTGCCATTTATATCTCCTCCATTTCATAGTTTTTCGCCGTGTCAACGGCATAGTGATGATAGCCCGTATCGTCCTCGTGACCGACATACTTTCGGGCGGTTATTGTTATGTCTGAATCAAGCAAAGCCTTTACAAGACGGCTTGCAGTGCGGTTGTAATTGCCCTTGCTGAACAGCGAAATTCGCACCTCCTGCACCTCTGCGTTAGGCGCATTGTCAGCATGGAGTTCAAAGCTGTCGTACAGCGGAGTGAATACCAGATATTCGTCCGGAGCCTTTCCCGAATACACAGCAGTCTGCGCAGGGATTTTCAGCTTTTTGGCTATTGCGGAGAGTTCCGAAAGCAGACTCACAGCCCCTCGACCTCCTTTTCAAAAGCGGATTTCATAGCGTCCACGCACTGCTTTTTCACAGCGGATTTTGCGGGTTTCAGAAAGGGTTTAGCGGACTGACTGCTTGTCCCGTATTCAAGAATATTTGCAATTTTAGCGTTGCTGCCACCGTCTGTTCTCGGCTCGGAAAATCCGACTTTAATGTCGTGATTGCCGTCCTTATCGACCATAACCGGAGATAAGCCTAACGAACGTTCAAGTTCGCCTGTGGAGCGGGATTTTCCTTTAGTACCCGAGCCGACAACGGCTTTCAGATTGCTTTTGACCTTTGCAAGAGCGACCTCGCCGCCTGCCTGCAAGACTTTTTCGGCAATGCTGTCGGTCTGATTTCCAAGCTGTGAAATCCTCGCAATAAATTCATCTGGCATTTTTACATCAGCTTTAGCCACTCGGTTCGACCTCCTTACATAAGACCTCAACGTACATTTCACGACCTTTAACATCTTCCACAGAGGTAATTTCAAACGCATAACCATCGCACAAAATCCGCATATCCGTGGTGATTTTCACATTAGGAATAATGCGAAAACGAAACAAGTCGGTTGCCTCGGAAAAGGCGGCGCGGTTAGCCCACTTTTCGCTGCCGTGCCGACCCTCCCGATAGGCTCTGACCTCTGCTACAATAACATCGGTTTCCGTCTGAAAACCCTCATCGTCAAGCGTGATCTGTTTCTGCGTTATCTCAATGAATTTATTCATCTTTCCGAAACTCATATTATCCACCGCCTGTCCAGTCGCAGCAACATATTCACGGTATCCCACACCTGTTTTCCCGCCTGAACATTATCTCCGAAAAAGCCGCCAGTCGAGCCATCGCGGCTCTCATAGAAATGCGAGGACAGCATTATTACCGCCTGTTCCGTTGTCGGCGGCATGGGATTATTCGTGTAATAGCCCTGCTCGATATGCTGATAGCTTTCGGCATACGAAACAGCGGCGGAGATGTAGCTTTTCAGAAGTTCATCGTCCGCCGAGTGTTCCAGTATGAGATTCTGCTTGACTTTGGTTAGCAGTTCATTCATTACGAACCGGAACCTTTCATTTTGAGAATCTGCACGGCTTCGGGAAGAATCAGCTTGCCGTCCACACGCTCCTTTGCGACAAAACCTACCATGCCGTTTCCTGCGTACAGCTCCTTGAGTTCCGCAAAGGAACGAGTTCCACGGTCGCCGATGTTGTAGTAGCTGAAGTCACCGAATGCAATTACTGGCTTTCCTGTGGCGATTGTGGGGACATACGGAGAAGTGTAAACCTCATAGCCGAACAGCCTGTCGACCTCGCCTGCCTGGAGTGACGGCTGCCATAGATAAGCACCGTTGTTATCCTTCAGCTTGCGGAGCGCCGCAATAGTCTGGTCGTTCATGATGAACTTCGCATTCTTGCGGTAGGGACGCTTGAGAGAGTACACAAGATTGATTACCTCATCGGCGGTGATTGCAGTTGCGCTTGCCGCAGTTACAGCAACCTCGCCGCCACCCTTATCGGAGAAAAGTCCGAGGGGCTTGCCAATCCCATCGCCGTTGAGAAAAGCCTCCTCCTCCGCATTGGACAGCGCCTTGCCGAACTGCTCGATTATGTAGCTTTCAAGCCCGAAAGCGTTGTCGTAGAGCAGCTCCTCCGTTACCTTAACCGCAACGTGCAGCTTGTGCGCGTCAAGATTTATCTGCGCAAAGGTCGCGTCACCGAAAGACAGTGCGCCGCCCTCGTCAATCCACGCTGCGGCGGGCTTGGTTGCGGCAATGTTGATTTTATGTTCGCCGCTGGTTGTGATGGTGTGACCGAGCTTTCGCATGATGTTTTCCTCGGTCAGCGTATCTATAAGGCGGTTGTCGTATTCCTCGGGAACAAGGTAACCGCCGTTTGCGTCAACGCCCTCAGAAAGCACATCGGACACCTGTCTGAAATTCGTGCGGAGAGCGTTCAGCATTGCCGCCTTGTACTCATCGCTTGCTCTGCCGGACTTGGGCTTACCACCGTTCATAGGCTTGCCGGTGAGAGGTGTTGAAGTAGGCTTGGAAAGCTGCGCGTCCATAGCCGCCATCTGCTCCATGCGCTCGATTTCAGCGCCGTAGTCTTTAATCTTCTGTTCCATTTCGGCATAAGAAGCGGCGTCCTCTGCAGAGAGAAGTCCGTCCTTGTCACGCTTGGTTTCTACGAAAGCCTTTGCAGCTTCCCATGCCTTATTGCGCTTTTCGCGCAGTTCAAGAATTGTCATTTTCGTTACCTCCAATTTCTGATTAAATCAAGCCGAGAAAATAAATCCTCAGCTTTTGTCTTGTGTTCTGTTTTCGGTGCAATCCTGCATTTTTCAGCAATCCTGCCCATAAGCGAATTTACCACTTGCGCTTCGGAATACATCAGCGAATCTGCGGCAGGCGCTTCTGACGGCTCTTCACGGGCAAGAATACCGTCCGCAAATCCGAGTTCAACCGCCTTGTTTGCGTTCATCCATGTTTCAGCGTCCATGAGGTGAGAAATCTTCGCGCGGCTCATCCCCGTCTTGATTTCATAAGCGTTCATAATGCTTTCCTTGACCTCGGACAGCATTTCAATTGCTTTCTGCATTTCGGCGGTGTTGCCCATAGCTACCGTCATAGGGTTGTGTATCATCAGCATTGAAACCGGGGACATCAGCACCTTGTTTCCCGCCATCGCGATAACGCTTGCGGCGCTTGCTGCGATACCGTCAATCTTCACGGTGACATTGCCCTTGTAGTCCATCAGCATATTGTAAATCTGCGCCGCCGCCACGCAGTCACCGCCGGGCGAGTTAATCCAGACGGTAATGTCACCGCTGCCGGACATCAGTTCGTCCTTGAAAATCTGCGGAGTAATATCATCGTCAAACCAACTTTCATCTGCGATAGTGCCGTTGAGGAACAGCGTTCTCTCCGGGTTCTGCTCCTGTGTTTCCTCGTTCTTCGCTATCCTGTTCGTCCATTTCCAGAACTTCTTCATCGGAATTATCCTCCTTTCCACTGCCTGCCGCAAAGATACCCGCGTCAGCCAGTTTTGTCATATTGCCGTTTATAAGGTACAAATCTCCGCCGTCCTCGGCAGGGATACGGTCGAGGTTTTCAAGCTCCCGAATGTCGTTTGCGGACATCCAGCCGTTCTGCCTTGCGGTAGCGTAACCGCTCATACGGCTTGCGTAGTCGCCGCGCAGCAGCCCGTCAACGTTGAATTTTATGAAATATTCTTGCTTTTCGTTTGCGGTAAGGAGCGAACGCACCATGCTCTGTTCCCACCGAACAAGCCACGGTTCAAGCGTGTATTTCACGAATTCAAGCGACTGTTGTTCTATATTAGAAAAGCTCGATTTTTCAAGGTCGCCGACCATGTGCGGCGGCACTCTGAAAATTCGAGCTATCTCATTTATCTGAAATTTTCGTGTTTCAAGAAACTGCGCCTGTTCGGGTGAGATTGAAATGGGGGAATACTTCATTCCTTCTTCAAGCACAGCAACTTTGTTTGCGTTGTGCGAACCGCCGAACGTGGCATTCCAGCTTTCGCGGACTTTGTCGGGGTTCTTCAGCGTTCCCGGGTGTTCAAGAACACCGCTCGGCGCAGCGCCGTTTGCGAAGAACTTCGCTCCGTATTCCTCGGTAGCAATCGCAAGCCCGATAGCGTTCTTCGCCATAGCTATGGGGGAATAACCAACAAGCCCGTCAAAGCCAAGACCCGGAATACGCAGAACATCGTAAGGTGAGAGAACGACCTCATATTCTTTATTGCGGATTGCTTCATCATTCCCACGATAATACTTGTAGTACAACCGCCCGTTCTCGTCACGGTCAACCGACATTCGGTTCGGCATAAGCGGGTAGAGAGCCACCACCTCACCCTTTCCGTTACGGATAACCTGTGCATAAGCGTTGCCCCACAGGAGCAGGTGCGTCATAAGCGTTTCACGGAACACGAACGAGGTCATTTCGGGGTTCGGCTCATCGTGCAAAAGAAAATACAGCGGGTGCTTGAGCGCCTTTTCTTTTCCTCCGTCAGAGCGGTACTTATACAAGTGCAGCGGTAAACCCGCCACCGCTTCCGACAGCACACGCACACAGGAATACACCGCAGTCATTTGCATTGCAGAACGCTCGGTGACATTCTTTCCTGCGGTAGAGCCACCCGTAAAGAAACGGTAGGAACTGCCCGCTGTGCTGTTTTTAGGCTTATCCCTTGAATGAAATAAGCTGCTGAATAACTTCATGTAATCAGTCCTTTCGTAAAATGGGTAAAAGAAGAGCACCTACCGTTTCTCTAGCAGATGCTTTAATTCGAATTATTCAGAAGACACTGTGACTTCATACCCATATTCAATAAATTTTCGAGACCATTCCAACGCATCCTTATCTGTGTCTTTTGTATCGTGCGGTAAGATAAGAATAACTTTTTTAGTATTGGGATAAATTGCTTTTAGCATAATTATGCATTCCAATAATGATTCCTGTAACATTTCATTATTTATTCTTATTCTATATACACCTTCGCTATCTATACATTGAAACAAATTTCGATATTCATCTATTTTTGATATTATCTGTGTCAGATAGTTCTTTTCTCCCACCACTTGTCTAAAACTTTTATCAGACATCGCTAAAGCACTTTCAATTGAGCGTGGAACAAGTGCATCGACATCATTTTTTGTCAACATTATCACATTGGTTGAACAAGATTCCGGATATAATCCAATAGCAAGTTTTGGTGCAAGAATAACTCTTGCGGTGGATTCAAATGCTACATAATGTTGCGGAGGTAATAAGAAAGATGCCTCCATATCCTCTGGAATAATTAAAATCACAGCGTGGAATTTGGCATACATTTCCTCAATTGCTGAATTATCATTCATTAAATAATTTTTTTGAAAGAAATCGTTAAAATTTGCTCTTTGTTTTCTAAAATCGACAACAAATTTATTAAAATCCGAAGGCATACAAACACCATTTCTAAAATAGGATAAGCTTATTTTGTTATATTCGGACTCTTTGTGTATATAAAATTGGCTTTTTAATTCTTCATCAACCAAGACAAATCGATTGAACTGCAATGTAATGATTTTAATTGCAAATCTCTTAAGTTCGTCAAAATTAATTCTTGAAAAATCATTTTCTTTGATAGACTCAGAAATCAATTTGTTCCATTCGCCTATCTTAGTTTCGTATACTTTAACTTTTTCGTCAATTGTTTTATTATAATAGTTGTTTTTTGTATGAAAACTTCTTGGCGAATATTCCTTAATTGAACCGGAATCAGGAGAAAAGAAATTCAGTACAGATATCTTTTTATTTGTTTGGTTTATAAAACGCATTAATGTTGCTTTGGGCAACAACATATGATCCATATGTTTTTTACTACTACTCATGTTTGTTCACCTCAAATAATTAGTTCATTGTAATCCCAACTATATTATACTATAATAATAAGATTTTTTCAAGTGATAATAATCATATTATAGTTTACAAAATAAGCAACCCCCTCTCATCATACACACTCGCCCCACCGTCATTCCCGCAACGGATAGCACGGTCGAGCGCCATAATTGTAGCGACCGCTCCGTCAATCTTCTCGGTGGACTTTTCCTTGTCAGCCTTGATGTTTCCGGCGGGGTCGGTGCGAATGTAGATATTGTCCATATTCCACCGCAGAACCGGGTGACCTCCGTGCGCTATCTTCTGTTCAAGCACCAGTTTCATCAGTTCCTTGGTCGGCGGGGACATATCCTTGAAACCTTGTCCGAAAGGCACGACAGTAAATCCCATTCCCTCAAGGTTTTGAACCATCTGCACAGCGCCCCAGCGGTCGAAAGCTATCTCACGGATATTGAAGCGCTCGCCGAGCCGTTCTATAAACTGCTCGATAAAACCATAGTGAACCACGTTGCCATCAGTGGTTTGGAGAAACCCTTGTTGCTCCCACACATCGTAAGGAACGTGGTCGCGGTTAACACGCAAGGTCAGATTATCCTCGGGAATCCAGAAATACGGCAGAATTATGTACTTATCCTCCTCATCAAGCGGAGGGAAAACAAGCACAAATGCCGTTATATCCGTTGTTGAAGAAAGGTCAAGGCCGCCATAGCAGACGCGCCCCTCCAGTTCGTCCTCGTCAACGGAGAATGCGCATTTGTCCCACTTCTCCATCGGCATCCAGCGCACCGCTTGCTTAACCCACTGATTTAAGCGCAGCTGTCGGAAAGCGTTCTCCTCGCCTGGGTTCTGCTTTGCTGATTCGCAGGCGGCTTTGACCTTGTCAATTCCAACCGTTATATCAAGGCTCGGATTGGCTTTCTTCCACACTTTCGGGTCTGTCCAGTCGTCCGATTCATCAGCGCCGTAAATCACTGGATAAAAAGTAGGGTCGATTTTCCGACCCTCGATTATATCCTTGGCTTTCTGATGCGTTTCGTAGCAAATGCTGTGAGTGTCGGTTCCGGCGGTGGTTATAAGGAAATACAGCGGCTGCATTCTCGCGTCACCGGAGCCTTTGGTCATTACATCAAACAGTTTGCGGTTCGGCTGGGTGTGTAGCTCGTCAAAGACTACTCCATGGATATTGAAACCGTGTTTTGAATAGGCTTCGGCAGACAGCACTTGATAGAAAGAGTTGGTTGGTGTATATATGAGTCGTTTCTGTGATGCAAGTATCTTCACACGCTTTGACAGCGCAGGACACATTCGCACCATATCCGCCGCCACATCGAACACGATGGCTGCCTGCTGTCGGTCGGCGGCACAGCCGTAAACCTCCGCGCGTTCTTCTCCGTCACCGCAGGTGAGGAGCAGCGCAACAGCGGCGGCAAGTTCGGACTTACCTTGCTTCTTTGGTATCTCAATGTATGCCGTGTTGAACTGCCTATATCCGTTCGGTTTCAGCGTTCCGAACAAATCTCGGATTATCTGCTCCTGCCAGTCGATTAGTTCGAATGGCTTTCCCGCCCACGTGCCTTTGGTATGACAGAGGTTCTCAATGAAAGCCACGGCATAATCCGCAGCGGATTTATCGTAAGCCGAGGATTTCAGCTTGAACTTTGTCGGCTTGTACTTTTTCAGCTTTCTTATATTATCACCCCCATAACGAGGAAAACCGCCCGCAGGCGGCTTTCGCAAGCGTTCAGTTGTATTCGTGTATCAGTATCGCAAGCGCCTTTTCGGCTTCGGGGGTCAGCGGTTCAATGTCCTTGCCCCGGTCGTAGTTGTAAACGACACTGCCGTCCTGCTTTAACATCAGCTTGGAAATCCTGCCGCCACTGATTCCGTATTCCTCGCTTGGCTCTTCGTAATGCTTTACCCAGTATGTTATCGAAACCATTCTGCCGTTGCTGTCCTTAACTCCGATTGCGCCCTGTTTCCACATAATCTCTTCCTCCATGTGTTTTTTTGTTGTACACATATTAACTCTAAAGCCGCATTATATCAAGCGGTTTTCGGATAATATAGTACACAAATATCAGCGGTCAGAACTGTGTGTTTTATTGTGAATGATACCGATAATCTTTTCCTGCTCGTCAGCGGAAACACCTATGCTTTCTAAGGCTTCCCGTGTGCCACAATCCGGGCAAATCTGCGTGTTGGGGTACTTTCTCGAAAGAGCGGGAACACCGCCGTACTGCGCCCCACAGCGGGGGCAGGTGCGAAGTCCTGTTTCGTTATCCGATTTCATGGGCAGCCCTCCTGCTGTTGTTCAGAGCTTCGAGAAGAATGTTCTCATCAAAGCCGAAATTGCTGTAACCCTCAAGGCAAGTCCGAACATACGAACCGCTCGGCAGACCCAGCGGTCGCTCTTCGTGCATGATGTACACGAAAGCCGTTCTGCCCACAGTCTTGCCCGAGAAGTACCTTACAGGCAGTTCGATTTCGGTCTTGTAGTAGAAAGTAGGGTATCCCTCGTAGCGGTCAAGGTTGAGTTCATCACTCGGTTCAACCGACCAGACTGCAACCGGGACTTCCGCCCCAACCTTTGGTTCAATCGTGAGGTAAGCGCCTGTCTTGCTGCCCTTAAAGAGCAGTTCGTAGTCCTTAATCACCGCAGTCCCCACGGGCTTTGCCGTAGGGCAACGCAGCGCCATTTGCCGAACATTCAAGTTGCTGCCGTAGGCTAAATAGTATCGTTTCATTTCAAATCCGTCCTTTCTGAAAGGTGCGGTTTGTAGGAATCACCTTTCTACCACCAAAAGCCCCCGAGTGGGGGGATTGGGGGCAGGAAGCTGATTACTGCTTACTGCGGTCTGCCGTTTCTGAAAGCCGTGTCACCCTCGAGCCGCTTGGTGTAAAGTTCCCTTGCGGTCTTGAATTCATCGCCGATAAATCCGAGCCGCAGTAACCAAGTCCGCATTGCGTACTTGGGGTTTTCAGTCTGCTGAGGGTTTGCACTTGCAGTTTTGACCTGCTTTGCAAGCTGGCTGAGAGCCAGGCAAAGCTGAATGTAGCTTTTCAGCTGACCTGCGTGAAGTCCGTTCTGCTTGCCGCTCGAAGGTGCGTCAAACTGGAAAAGTCTGAATTCAATCGTGCCCTTTGTAAAGGTTGCGTGGAGGTTCAGCATATGGTAGCGGCTCTCGTTGTAGTGCGCCGACCTGCCGTAATCTGCGTTCTGACTGCCGTACCAGGTGTCCGCAAGCGCCGCCATTGTTTTCGGCTTTTTGCGGTTGAGTTCCACCAGGAAATCCTTGCTGACCGTGCGGCAGTAGCGGTTCATGCGGCTTCTGTCGAGGTTCAGTGCGCTTGCGAGGAGGCTTTCATGGCTTGCCATAATGTTTGCGAGGTTTCGCAAGGTCTGCGCCGTGTGGCCTTTTGCGCCAATGTGAATGTGTACTCCGCAGCCCCTTGTTGCGTCGCTTTTCGCGCCCGCTCTCCTCAGTCTGCGGATAAGTTCCTGCAGGGTTTCCATGTCTGCGTAGGTAAGTATCGGGGTTACCATTTCGCACTTTTCGCTGTCCGGTCCGTGAATGCTGACGTCCTTCTGGAATTTCCACTCTCGACCCTCGCCGTCCCATGCGGAGTAGGTATCGTAACCGTTGCGGCCTGCGGTGTGCTCGTGTCTGCCTGTTCCGAAGAACTCGGCGGCAAGCTGCGCGGCTTTTGTTCTTGTGATGTTATTCATTTCAACCTCGACCCCTATGGTCTGGTTCATCATTTCTTCAATCTGCTTGGTGGTTTTCTCGTTCATTTTTGTATCCTCCGTTTGCTTTGTTTCCCTTGCGGTACACACATATTAACTCTAAAGAGAGTATATAGCAAGCGGTTTTACCACAATATATTGAACGAAATACACAAGCAGAAATTGTGTATATCAGCCATGGATTTTGCGAACTACATCAACACCGAGAACAGCATTCAGCCCGGAACCGTTATCCCAGCGGACGAGCAGATTTCCGATATCGTCAACCCCTCGTACAGTACCTCTTGTGCCTTTCGGAGGAGCCTGCGGGTCGTCCATTGAAACAAGCTCTACTCGGCAGCCGACAGGGTACTCTCGGCGGTACTGCTCGATTGTTTCTTTACTCGGAAATCTCATGGTTTGCACCTCCATTTCTGAAAGCCGATGAGCCCGTAAGGTTTCTCAGCAGTAGCTTCCGCTCTGCTTTGTACTCCGAACCGATGAACCCCAGCCGCAGGAGAAAGCAGCGGAATGCGTACTTGTCGTTGTCGGTTTCCTTTTCCTTAGCCGTAACCCGCTTTGCATTTGCGGCGAGTTCACAGAGCGCCGAGATGAAGTGCGTGTATGCCTTGCATTCATCAGCGCCGCAGTCTGCGAACCAGGGAAACTTCACCGTGCTGTCCGTGACCTCAATCGGCAGACTGTCCACCGCTAAGGCTCTGCGGATAAGTCTGCCTTTTGCGTTAAGCAGCTTGGTGAGGTTTTCGACCGCTGTGCTTTCAAGCGGAACTTCCACTGTAAGCCCCACAGTTTCGCCGTGTTCAGCGCTGTCGGCGGCTGCGGGTACTTTCTCGGTATCCGTTTCCGGCGGTTCTGTAGCGGCATTCTCGGCGATAAATCCACGCTCCGCAAGGAATTCAAGCAGGCCCTCGATTTCTTCGCTGTCGGCTCTGTCATCAAATTCAAGGTTGCCCTCACGGGTCACAGTTAAATAATCGATTCGGTATGCGTAGGTCGGGATCCTCATGTAAACTGCGTCCGCTCCCGTGAACTCGCTGATGGCTTTCACAAGCGGTTTTCTGTCCTGCGCGTTGTAGTAAATTGTCATTGTATGTACCTCCTCTTTCCTTTCGGTACTACACATTTTACTCGATTACGGGGATAAGTCAACGGGTTTTAACAGAAAGCCGCACATTCTGCGTTATGCACAATGTACGGCTCAACTATTAGTCCATAATGTAAACCCTGACCTCCACACCGAGTTTGCGGCAGTTGTCAATGACGAATTTTGTTCCTCTGGATTTTCCGTCCCAGAATGCAAGCACGATATCCGAATACTCGATTATCGTGATGTTCCGTTTCAGCGGAGCGCTCCTTCCGTATTTCGTGTATTCCGGCAGGAACTCCGTCAGCTTTATTCCGTGCGCCAGAGCGTACTCCCTTGCGGAAGTATCCACTCCTTTAGCACCGCCGGACACGATTTCCGTGGTATTTTCGGGGAGACATCTGCCTAAATCACTCACGCTCAGCCCTCTTGAACCAATTACAGCTACTTTCATTATTGTTTCTCCTTTTCAAAATATTGCGTCATATATGCGTCATAATATCGTCATATCCACTCAAAATTGTACCACATTGTTATAATTTAGTCAATATGATGTCAAAGGAGCGTCAAAAATGAAAGATAATTTGCCCAGATTTACCTTAAGAGTACCGCAGATATTGCTTGACAAACTTGAATTTATCGCTGAATATGAGGGAAGAACCAAGAACAAGGAACTTGAACAAATGATAAAAAAACGTATTTCTCAGTTTGAGAAAATTCATGGGGAAATACAGATTGATTAATCTGACAATTAGGAGATTTATATGGCTATCAAGAGTTTATCCATCAGAATTGACGATGAAATGCTCGATAAACTGCATTATGTCGCCGATTATGAGGCTCGTTCCGCAAATGGGCAAATCATCGTTCTGATTCGTGAGTGTATAGAAAAGTTTGAAGAAAAGCACGGAAAAATCGTGCTCGGCGATGAGCCGGGCAACGCTAATTCGAGCAAGAACTGACCCATACAATCCCCGAAAGGACAAAGTAAACACACGGCAGAGCAACACCATTTCCCCACAGCTTGTACTCGGCAGAGTCGCTGTGGGGATTTTTCAGCCATGTGAGAATCTGCTTTTCGGACTTCGGCTTGACTGCGCCGCCAACAATTTTGCGGTGAGTTTCAAACACATCTTTCCAGAACCGCAATTCTTCATCTGTCGGATTGTCTGTCCCTAGGTTGGAACACCACCAGTCGGGAAATCCCTGCAAGCGGGCGCACTCGGTAGGTGTTAGCCTGCGGACTATGTACTCGGGAGAATTCACGGTCGGCGGGTCTTTGTAATCGCTTGCAACGAGCGTATTTGCTCGGTTTTCCTCGGCTTCGGTATGGTAGGAATTCTTGCTTGTACTGTAGACAAGAGTTTCAGAACCTCCTCCGTACATACCGCCTGCGGCTCGGAGCGCTCCGCACTTTTCGTTTTCGCTGTACTTCGTGTAGCTGTCCTGCGAAAACGCAACAGCGTGGCGGTCGGTGGCATTCAACGTGAATGAAACGTCCTCGTTAATGCTGCTGCCTTGCGGACCGTTTTCATCAGCTCTGCCTATCATTGAACCCTGGACGGCTACGACTGCCACGCCGCCTTGGTTTGAGTCGGGAGAATTACCGCCAGTATCTATCGTCCGTGAGGTGTCTGTTTCGTAGCAGTTATGGCGGGCGTTTTTCGTACCGTCAGATGTGAAACGAACATCAAAACAGCGAGTATCTTCAACCACAAACGGCTGATTGTTGCCGCCAGTTCCGTAGGTTGACGAAACCGTTGGAGCAATACCGTGCAATTCGGTGTAGCGAGTGTCCTGCGAGTGATTTTCATAAACAGTCGCAGGAACAGTCCCAGCACGAAGTGTAGGCGAAGTTTCATCTTCGTAGCCGATACCTCTCGCTTTTGCCGAGTGTTCCGTGCAGAATCCTGCTGCGGATTTCATCACGCAGGGCGGGTGACCGTGTGTTTCCGCACGAAGAGTTGCGGTTATATCGTGCGATATTTCTATGAACTTTCCACCCTGGTCGTTAAGGCAGACTGCGCCTGTCGCTCCAGAGCAACTTTCAGCAGCGGCGGCAGTTCTTTGCCACGCGCGGAAGCTCTCCGCAGAATACCCTGACACGCTTTCTGACTCAAATAATACTTTTCCGGCACATTCGCCATCAAAATCTGCGACAAGGTAGATGCGTTTTCTTCGTTGGGGGACTCCCCAGTATTGCGCATCGAGCACCCTCCATGAGAGGGAGAAACCGTCTGCCAGTATCTCTCCGGCAGCTGTCCATTTCTCACATCGAGGAACAGAAACGCTTTCGTCCTTGACTTGACACAAGCTTTCAAGGACGCAGCGGAAGTCCTCGCCCTTGTTGGACGAGAACGCTCCGGGGACGTTTTCCCACACGCAGAACCTTGGATATTTGCCATTGGTAGAGTACCTCATTTCTTTTATAATTCTGACCGCTTCATAGAACAGGCTCGACCGTGAACCGTCAAGACCGCTGCGTTTTCCGGCAATGCTCATGTCCTGGCACGGACTGCCGAACGTGATTATATCCACTGGCGGGAGTTCCGCACCGTTCAGTGAGGACACATCTCCGTAGTGTTTCATCTGCGGCAGCCGCTTGGTAGTTACCCGAACGGCGAACGGTTCGATTTCCGAAGCCCACAGAGGAGTAATGCCAGCAAGCATTCCTCCGAGCGGAAAACCGCCGCTGCCGTCAAAAAGGCTGCCAAGCGTGAGTTCATTCTTCATTGGTGACCTCCAGTTCGGAATAGGGTATCGTCACTCCGTCACGAACCACAGACACATTCTCCGCAGAACCGACCTGCTCAATATACCGTTTCACGATAACATCGCAGAACTTTTCGTCAAGCTCAATTGTGTGACAAATACGGTTCGTCTGCTCACAGGCGATAAGTGTACTGCCAGAGCCGCCGAACGGGTCGAGCACGATACAGTTGCTCATGCTTGAATTCTTTATGGGGTATGCAATGAGCGGAATCGGCTTCATTGTCGGGTGGTCGCCGTTCTTCTTCGGTTTGTCGAACTCCCAAATCGTGGTCTGCTTGCGGTCTGAATACCACTGGTGTTTGCCGTTCTTCTTCCAACCGAACAGACAAGGCTCATGCTGCCACTGATACGGCGAGCGCCCGAGAACAAGCGACTGCTTCTTCCAGATACAAGTGCCGGAAAGGTAGAACCCCGTATCAGAAAACGCTTTTCTGAAATTCAAGCCCTCTGTATCTGCGTGGAAAACATAGATGCTTGCGTCATTCGCCATAGCCTTTTCCATGCAAGTGAAAGCGTCGAACAGGAACTGATAGAACTTCTCGTTCTCAAGATTATCGTTCTTGATTTTTCCTGCCGAGCCCTCGTAATTCACATTGTAGGGTGGGTCGGTTACAACCAAATTTGCCTGCTTGCCGTTCATGAGGAGTTCGTAGGTTTCGGGTTTTGTGCTGTCGCCGCAGATAAGACGGTGATTTCCGAGAAACCAGAGGTCGCCCGCTTCTGTTATGCAAGGTTTTTCCAATTCTGCGTTCACATCGAAATCATCGTCCTTTGTGTCCGAATCATCTTCAAAGAACGCAGCGAGTTCCTTTTCATCAAATCCGGTAAGACCAAGATCAAAATCCTCCGCCTGCAGTGCCTCCATCTCGACTTTCAGCATTTCCTCGTCCCAGTCTGCATCGAGAGCCATGCGGTTGTCCGCAATTATGTACGCTTTCTTCTGAGCAGGAGTAAGATAATCTACAAACACACAAGGCACATCGGTTATGCCCTCCGCTTTCGCAGCCCTAATTCTGCCATGGCCGGCGATAACATTAAAATCCCGGTCGATAATTACCGGATTGATAAAGCCGAACTCACGCAGCGAGGAACGCAGCTTATTCAGCTGCTCTGGCGAGTGCGTTCGGGCATTGTTGACGTATGGTATTAGCTTGTCTATCGGGACAAGCTGCATTTCACTGGTCGTGTTCATCTGACATTCCTCCTTTTGAGAACCTTATGCAAGCCTTTTCTAGCGTCCATGATGTTGCCCTTGACTGCCTGTCCTTTGATGGTTTTGTACTGCTGAACCGTAAGATTGGGGCGGTTGTTTTTCAGTTCTCTGAAAAAATCTATGATGTCCTTTGACATGACGTTATCCTTTCCTTGAACGAAGAAGTTTCTCCATAGTGTCGTTCAAATCATCACCGACAGGCTCGGTACAGTTTTCCTTGACGATGTCGTAAATCTCATACCAGACGAGATTAGCCGACTTCTGAAACTGCTGCGACATCTGCACAAACGGCGAAGCAATAACACCGCCTGTTGTGGGGTGTTTACCGAGCAATCCGTAATTGCTTATTGCTTCCTCGCACTGAATGTATCGGGCGAAAGCCTGAGCATAAGCTTCAATCAGACGCTTGTTTACAAGGTTCTCACAGTTGCGCTGTTTGAGCCACAGCCACGTTTCCCGGTATATATCGTCAGCGCCGAGGGGAACTCCATTCTTCTGCCGAGCCGAAAGATACTCGCCGGGCTTCGGCATATCCGCGCCGTTCAGCACAGCACCCTCCGGCAGGTCGACGGCTTCAAGTTCCGCTGTGTCGAGCACAGGTATGTCGTTGCTTATGATTTTCACCGGAAGTCCTTTCTGCTTTTTCTCTGCGGCAGGAGCGGGTTTATCTCCGGCGTGTACCCGTCTGCCGCCTCTGTTTGTGCCGTCCTTAGCCATGATTTCACCTCCTCAGGACAAGAAAAAAGGACGGTTCACACCGTCCGAAAATATTTCATGGTTTAATACCCCGTTTGAACCCCGATTTTTGCGCACGAAGCCCCAGGCCGCTGTCCGAGGTAACGGTCACAGAGATTTCGACCGCCCTAGCTGACGGCTTCCGTCCTACCGGTCGCCGAGGTCGTGGTGTATCTTCGTATGACACGACTGGCACAGTGACATCAGGTTACCGAAATCATTACTGCCGCCGCGCGACACGGGAACAATGTGGTGTACTTCCTCAACCGGAGTGAGCCGACCCTCTTTCAGACACATCTCGCACAGTGGGTGAGCCGTTGCATAACGCTTTCGTATCTCTCGCCACGCTCTGCCGTACTTCTTGTTGCTGTCAGCAGGACGGACGAGTTTATTGTAGCGGCGGTTCATCTGCTTTGAGTGTTTCTCGCAGTACTGTCCGTCACATCTGTTGGGGCAGCCGGGGTAGGAACAAGGGCGCTGCGGTCGTCTGGGCATGGGGTTCATCTCCTTGGGTATAGGAAAAGCCCTGCGAGTTATAAAACCCACAAGGCTTTCTGTATATTTTTCTAAGTATATCATACCACAACAGGTTGACTGCGTCAACGGTGAACTGCTGTGCACTAGGGTGTCCAGTTTTCAGAAAAATTCTGAATAGCTTTTTCGTGCAGTTTAATTACCCACCTTTTTGAATACCCCATTTTTGTACTAATCTCTTTCCAAGAAAGAAACATCAGATACTTGTACCGAAGAACAGTACGCTCGTTTGTGTTCTCCAAATCATCAATCGCCTTGCCGATGGAGTATTTAAGTTCAGACAATCTGCATTTGTCGTTCTGGATTTCTTTTTCAAGTTCAAGCGCCTTGTCAGTGTACTTTACGAAAGGCGGATCGGTATTTCTTGTTCCCGAAAGCCGCTCTCCGAAACCGCAGCCGGATATACCGCTTGCCAAATCACGCAGGCTTTTCAGTTCAATTTCCTTGTAGTGTATCTGGCGGTTCATTTCAGATGCGCTTGTCAAAAATCCCTTTGCCGTCATACCGACACCTCCTTCAGCTTTGCAAGAATAACCTCACCGTTGAGATCTGTAAGAATGGAGAAAAAATCTGAACGAAAAAAGCGTTCAATACTCTTTTTCTCACTCTGAGCTACTTTGTCATTAGGGTTCAGAGAAAGTTGGTTCAATGCGGTGCGATAATCCTTGACCGCCTGTACGATTATAGCATTTGCGAGTTCCTTGTATGGGTTCATTTATGTACCTCTGCTTTCACTGCGGTGATAAGTGCCGCCTGTGTTATGTCCTTTGTTTTCAGTGCTTTCATAATCTGCTCGTCGATAGTGCTTTTGGCGATTATGTGTTGAATGACCACGGTATCCGCAGTCTGGCCCTGCCGCCACAAGCGGGCATTTGTCTGCTGGTACAGTTCAAGACTCCATGTAATCCCAAACCACACCAGGGTCGAACCGCCGCTTTGCAGGTTCAATCCGTGTCCGGCTGACGCAGGGTGGATAAGCGCAACCGGGATTTTTCCGCTGTTCCAGTCGGAAATGTCCTCGCTTGACCGAATTTCACGAACATCAAACCGTTTCTTGATACGCTCCAAATCGTGCTTGAACCAGTAAGCAACAAGGAGTGGCTTCCCGTTCATGCTTTCGATTATATCCTCCAATGCGTCCAGCTTGCGGTCGTGTATCTCGATAATGCTTTCGTCATCGGAATAAACCGCACCGTTCGCCATCTGCGAAAGCTTATTTGAAAGAGAAGCAGCATTAGCCGCAGTAACCTCATTGTCCTCGGTGGAGAGAATGAGGTCTTTCTTCAAACGGTCGTATTTCTCCTTTTCCTTTTCGGAAAGCTGAACCATGCATTCCGAACTTATGAGTTCCGGCATTTTAAGGTGGTCGGCGGCTTTCATGGAAATCGTGATATCCGAGATTTTGTCATAAATCTGCTGCTCGGCATTGGGCAGAGGCTTATAGCTGTAAATCACCATTCCGTTACGCTTGTCCGGCTGAAAGTAGATGTTTCTGTACTGTCCGATAAGCCTTCCAAGCCGCTCACCCATATCCATCAGCTTGAACTCTGCAAATAAATCTATCAGACCGTTACCCGCAGGAGTACCTGTAAGTCCGACTATCCGTTTCAGCTTTGGTCGGACTTTCATGAAAGCTCTAAACCGCTTCGACTGGTAGTTCTTGAACGAGGATAGCTCGTCAATAACCGCCATATCGAAATCAAATATCAGACCGCTTTCTTCTACAAGCCACTGAATATTCTCTCGATTGATGATGTAGATGTCGGCGGGAGTGCGGAGTGCTTTCAGCCGTTCTTGCTCCGTGCCAACGACTACGCTGTACCGCAGATTCTTCAAATGCTCCCACTTTTCAATTTCAGTGCCCCAAGTATCACGAGCCACACGAAGTGGTGCTACCACCAAGACTTTATGTATTTCAAAGCTGTCAAAGCTGTCAAAAAGCAGGTCGTTTATTGCTGTCAGAGCAATGCTCGTTTTGCCTAAGCCCATATCCAACAGAAGCGCTGCAACGGGTTGGGTGATTATGAATTCGGCGGCATACCGCTGATAATCATGTGGACTGTATTTCATCAAGTATCGCTCCTATCTGCTCCATGCGGTCGATTATGTACACACGAAAACCGAGTTTCATCAATGCTTTGTGCCTTGCTAACTGCAGGGGACGTGGCTTTTTGCCGGGAGCTTTCAGTTCCGCAAAGGCGATTTTGCCGCCCGGGAGAAGTATCAGCCTGTCCGGCATTCCATCAAAATTTGGTGAAACGAATTTCAGACACATACCGCCGCTTTTCCTTACCGCCTGCACCAGTTTCTGTTCTATCTGTTTCTCACGCATTTTCTGCTCCTTTTTCTTCAATGGTGCAGGTCGGTGAACCTCATTTCATAAAACTCTCTATAAGGTAAATTTTGTTAATTAAACTGCCCTAAAGGGGATTTTATACAAAGACCTTCACCGACCTGCACCTTTATGGTTTTCAATCTGCTATAAAGTCAGATTTCAAGCGGATTCCGTAGACCATAACACCCGTTTTGGATTTTCGTTTTTCAAATCCTGCGGTATCAAGCCCGGTATAGAAATCCGTGGTGCTTCTCGTGTATTCTCCGGTTCTGGCGCAGTATGCACGGTACTCCTGGTAAAGCTCACCAGACTTCTGCGTATATGATGGGTCAACCTCGCAGCAGTCCTCAATAAACATTGAGAGCCAGTCGTTATTTTCACGGTAATGCTCGATAGCGTCACGAACGCATTGCGGAACAGTCAGCTTGAAATTGCATTCAATAACCTTTTTCGCTCCCTCGATTATCCACGTCAACGCCGCACCGCCTGCTTTTTCAGCAAGGTAGTCCGCGTAATTTTTGATGTCAGAATTGCCCTCGATTTTGGCATTGAACGGTATAACTATAAGCCTGCGCCATGTACCCTCGTCATTTGCTCCGACCCTCGGAAGATGATTTGTGTACAGCACAAGCGTGTGCGTGGGAGTATATCTGAACGGATCGCGGTACTTCTTTTCTGCGGAAACCTCATCGGTGGAACACAGCTGCTTTACCACCGAGGTGTTAAGCCGCATACCCTCTTCCAGTTCTGCGGCGATAACAAGTCTTTTCCCCTTAAGTTCAGCCATCTCGGGCTTGACATTTCGCTTACAGCCAACCGTGAGGGCGTCGGCGGATATACTGCCGCTGTACGAACCAAGCACCCTCGCAATTGTATTCCAGAATGTGGATTTACCGTTGCGTCCCTCGCCGTAGGAGATTATAAGAGCCTCCATATACACTTTGCCTATTGCCGCAAGACCGACTATCTGCTGAACATACTCGATAAGCTCCGCATCGCCACAGAAAAAGCTGTTCACTGCTTCAAGCCAGATGTCCATGTTTTCCTCGCTCGGAGAAACGGCGGTCACTTTGGTTATGAGGTTGTCTGCGGAGTGTTCCGAGCTTGTCCCAGTGCGCAAATCGTATGTAGCAGCAGGAGTGTTAAGCAGAAATTCCTGCGAATCGAAATCCTTAATATCCCGCAGTAGCATAGGCTTTGCCGCCTGTAACGCAGAAGTGATATACTTCATATCCCTGCGTTTCATCACGAAAGACTTATACACAAGCGCCATCATGTACTCTGCAAACGCTTTCTCGCTCTTTTCATCGATTGACTTTTCAAGCGCCTTGCCGCCGGATATCACAGTTTCCTTGTCAATTCCCGATTTTATAAGAGCCTGCTGCGCCTTTTCCAGAGCGGTTTTTGCCTCGTTAAGCTGTTTGTCGAGGAACTCCTCGCAAGCTCCGACTGCAAGCTGCTTTGACTCTGCCCAGCGGATCCCATCATAACGCATATAATCCGTTGCGTCCGTGAATACAAGTTCGCCGCCGTACTCACAAGCGAGAACCTTAGCCTGTCCGATGTCAGAATAATCATCGGGCTTTAATCTCAAGCCCGAATCATATTGCTCGGGCGGGATATATCCGTCCTGTTTTGCCACCTTTTTGCCGAATTTGATGGCACTGTTCCAGATAGTCTGAAGCTCTGAATCATCAAGAGGAGGGTCGCACTTTTCAGCCTGTTTCAGATATTGTTTGTATGCTTCGTCAGTGTTTCCGAGCCGCTTTATAATGCGCCCTGCGTAATGTGACATAGTGCTGTTGCGGCTGCCCTCGGTGACAAGCGCGCTGTCATTGTCCCACTGTTCAAAATCCTCATTGTCGAGGAAATCTACGACAGACATATCTCCGCTGTATATTTCAACCTGCGGGTTCGGAACTCCGAAAAGCAGTCTTGCGCTGTCGAGAGCGTTCTTATCGAAATATGGGAACTCTGCCGCAATGCGCTTTTTCAAGGCTATGTATTCTGCGCTGTCCGTAATCGGCTGTGTAGGAAAGTACACATGAAATCTCGGACGAGGCGATTTGCCGCTTTTCATAAGCATATTATTGCGGCTGTACACGACCACGAACTCCACTCCCGGAAAAGCCATTGCCACCTCAAGCGGCGTTACCCAGTCACTCGGATTGTCGGAGTGGTCGTTGTCACAGTCCATCGGGATATTGTCTGCGGAAAGAAACTCGGTGTTGCTGCGGTGGGAGTTCCGGAACTCTGCGCACACATGGTCGTAAGCGACAGCCGCTTTCATATCATCTGCGCCGTTGATTTCGACCTTGTCCGGATACAAACTGTTCTGCGGATTTCCGATGCAGTTTGCTGTATAGAGTGTAAATTTCATCGTCTGACCTCCTCAAGCTTTCCGGTAAAATAGCGAATATTCTTCTGCCAGCGCTTCGCTAGTTTTATTTCGCGCTCCATGCCCTCTGTGATAACATCGCCGAACACCCACAGCTCGCGGCATTTACCAAGCAGGACATAATTTATCGTGTGAGTTGCGAGATACCGCTCCGCGGGGTCATTATCATTCATAAACTGCGGATAGAGCAAATGCGGCGCAAGCGGAATAGTTCTGTTTTCCAACGCAAAACGGCAATAGCGTCTTGCATTCTGAACGTTTTCTTCGACATTTCCTGAATAAGCGCTGCAAACATAAACAACGGACCTGAACCCATCACCGCCGGGGGCGGCCGCCCTGAGAGCAGCCTCCTCCTGGTTCAGAATACTGTTTAGCGCAACATACGGTGTCGGGTCGTAGTAACGTTCGGAATTGTAAATATCAATCTTCACTGCTGACCTCCTAAAAAATAATCTTGAGGTTGCCCTCTGCCTAATAGCCACGGCAAATTGTCGAATTGGACAGTTCACCAAATTTTTGCGCATTTCTTTTTGGCGCGCTGGAGTCGCTTATAGATTGCGTCCTTATGTAAGCCGGTTTCAGCAGCATACTCTTCGGGAGTCTTACCATCAAGAACGATTGCGATAATCACCTCTGCGTACTCGGGTTTCAGCAGTGTTCTAAGTTTCTGGCATACGGCATCATAATCTTCCTTACGTTCACGCCGCTCCTCGTCGGAATAATCGGGAATAAGGTCGAGCCCATCGCTGTTATCTGCCCCTTCATCGTCTTTTCTAAACGTTCTTTTATGTTCACCTCGATGCCTGTCCAACTTATGCCAGCTATTGTATTCCGGTTTATTGTATATCTCCTCAACCTTATCCTGAATAAGCTGTTCCTTTTCCTCCTGCGTAATGTTCACCCCAGCCTCAAGTGACAGGCTGACCCACATTTTCTCGGCATCGACTTCAAGAGTCTGATAAGTGTTGTCATAACGCATTTTGATTTTCATGATTTGCCTCCTGCACCGGAGGGCAATCATGGCAGAATATAAAAAGGTCCGCGTTTAAGATACATGCAGACCTGCAAAGCCAAAAAGAGCGCAGCAAGGTGAGGGTATCTCGTCGCAGGTTGTTCGGCCGTCTTTATCACGGTGAACTGACCTATAAAGATATCCTGCCAAGATTGCGCACTCCGGCATGATTTGATATTTGTAGGCTCTACGGAACTTTCCGATTGAGCCGTTTATCCGAATTTTACATCAGATAAAAGATATATTATAAATCGCAGCGGACTGCAATTTACTGCAAAAATATAGTAAGTCAAGGCTGACTGCAAAAAACTGCAGATTTTTAAAGATGCCTTCCTCAGGAACTCCTCTCATATACCATAAAAGGTTAGACAAGTATAAAGTAAAAGAAATTTTACCCGCTGATAATTCTGTGAAAGACTATTTGTACCTCATCATTTTCCTCCACTTGTAGCTTTAGATGAAATATTCCTATATTGTCACTTGACTGATTTAGCAATACCCGCTCAATCAAATAATAAAATCACAGTTTTGATTAGAAAAAGTGTAGACTTTTTTGTTATTTTATTGTATAATATAAATATATTTGTTGAATGCTATTCTTTTTTACTTCAAAGTTTTTTGATCGTTCTCTACGCTTTTAATTATACAATATTGCCCCGGTACAACTCGGTAGCCGTGGGTAGGCTTGGGTATTAATAGATAACTATGGTGGTTAAACTATGGAATTTAAGGTTTTTGCAAAGAAACTAAAGAATGTAATTGGCGGAAAAAGTAATACCAAAATATTTACGAAGACCATTTTTGAAACCATGATGAACGAAAGTGGACCCGAATTATTAGCAGACACTAGCCAAGATACTTTCAAGGCATATTTCAATGGCAATACAAGTATTTCAAAGGTTGCAGCCCTTATATTGGCAAACTTAAGTGATGACGATGAATTTCCCTCATACCTCGAAGGTTTCGGAGATACAACTGCACAATTGCTTGCTGACGAATTTAAGAATGATATTCCTGATATTAACTCTGTAAATGCTTCACTTAAGATTACAGAGTTGTTTTTGGAAATCTTGAAAGAAGCTGCAGGCAAAGAAAAAAGCACTCCGAAGAGTGCTGATAAAACCCCACATGATGTTCTTGAAGAAAAGATACTGGCATCCGGACAGGCAGTAGCCGTTGCGTGGGGTAACGCAGTAAGCAACCTGGTAAATGGATTAGATGGTAACAGAAATGCCGGAACAACAAGTGTTCAGCTTCCAGAAGAGCAAGTAGATGAATCCACCTATTCTTCTGAAGACGAATTACTACTTGAAGAATTCACAGCAGATTACGACGAAATCATGGTTACTCTCATTGGAGAAAACTATGCTGCATCATTAATCGACATGACTCTGCCTTGTAAAATAAAGGATTTATATGAAACTAAATGGGCGTCAAAAGCGAATACAGTTGTAGATCCATCTTTAAAGTCATATATTTTCGGTTTACTTGGCGAATTAAACAATATAAGCAATAGCTTTTTAGTCGATGGCACTGTCTCTCCTTTTTTAGGAAATACCAGAACCAAAATACGAAATTTATATGTAAAGCTTCATCCAAATCAATTTGTAGGAGCATTTCCGTATGATGCTTTTATAGATGATTGGGATGATGGAGAATATTAACAAACAGGAAGGCGGATGTTAATGCCATCAATTGATGAATCCATTAAGAAGATAGACAGCGTAATATGCAGGCATTTAGATGAAATAGAAAACAATTCTCGTGGTGCTATTTCTCAAGACATATTAGAGCAGTTGACAAAGTTCGTAAATCACATCATGCTCAAGTTTTATGCCAACGGCAGAGAAATACCTATAACTACTGAAAACATAGCAAAGGCCACCGAGTTTGCACAGGTAAACAGTGAACTGTATACTTTATATATATTCCATAATTACCTGGAGGTTGTTACCACACAATATACTCTAGATGAAGATGGATCTGAACGATTAATGCTCAAATATTACCAATACCTTTTAGAAGCAAAAAATCTTATCTGGCACTACTATGGTATCGAGGTATTACATAATATAGATAAATTTCCCCTTCATTTAGATGATACCTTACAGGAATACTATAAAAAGATTTCTGAAAAAATAGAACGACACCCTGCGGAGTTCCACACCGACAGTAAGGATAAATACTATATTCAGAAAATCAAACCTCTGTTTGTAAACAGAAAAATATATTATGAAATCACATTTACACCAATAGACGACAGGAAAAATAAATCCAAGTCTAACAGAGTAATTGCTTTTACTAAACTTCCAATCAAAAGCAATTACGCATCAAAGTTTCATCTCGTACATGAAACTATCGAGATATTAGGAAAAACAATGCCTATCATCATTATCGATGGTTGGGAAGTTTCCATTCGTGACTGTGAATTTCAAAATTTCATTAAACTGATAAATGGAGAGAAAAAAAGAGTACCGTATCCAGAGCAACGATTAATCTGTGAGTTCCTTACTAGAACAAAGTACACTTTGACTGCTCTAATGGACTTCCCAGATAGAGCATACGATAAGATTACTCTCGAATGGAAAAACAGCCTTAAATCTACGGTATTTATTCCTATTTTAGATTACTGCAGAGAACTTATTCGAAATGGTCGTAATGGAAAGAATGTGCTGCGATACCTTCTCTATAACATGAACAATGTTATTATTAAAGACCAATATTCGGACGGCTACTATAGCAAATACTATGAAAAGTGGGTACACGTCGGAAATAATTACCTTTCTGGTCTGTATTTATCAAACGGCTGCAGGCAGTTTGATTCTTTACCATTTAACAGATCTCCTATTGGTCATAATCCAAAATTAGGAGCTGTATTCGATTGTATTCCTTGTAAAGACAAACGTCCCGAATTATTCGCAAGGTTTATAAGGAACAACACCGAAGGCAAAGGTCAACTCTTCACTGATATTGATGAGTTGGGTAATTTTCCGGATTATCCAAAACTTATCGAAAAGTATAACGATAGCCTTTATTCAGGGCATAGACCTGAAAGTGATTTAATGCTTGAACACAATCAAGTGTTTATAAACTCATACAAGCTCGATACTTGCAAGGTAATTAAGAAATTACAGGAGTTGGCTGAATCAGGCATTGAAAATTACAGCGACGATGTTAATTCTTGGCTGATATCTGATGATTACGAAATTGACTGTGAAGAAAAGAAAGGCATCATCACACGTATATTTTCGGAATCAAAAGTTGGTGTAATATATGGTTCTGCTGGAGTTGGTAAATCTACGCTAATAAACCACGTTTCCCACTATTTAAATGACGCAGATAAATTATATCTAACACAAACAAATCCTGCAAAAGAGAACTTGATGAGAAAAGTCGATGCCGAGAATACATTTTTCTCTACAATTGAAAGTTTTATGCACCAAGACTCTTCTTTCGCAAAATATAAATTATTAGTTATCGATGAATGTAGTACTGTTAGCAATAAAGATATGGTCGAGGTATTGCAAAAAGCAAATTTTGAGATGCTTTTACTTGTCGGAGATACTTATCAGATTGATGCAATTCAGTTTGGCAACTGGTTCTCTGTATTAAAATCATTCTTGCCTGCTAGTGCTGTTTTTGAACTTATTCAGCCTCACAGAACCAAAGATGAGCGATTGCTTGAACTTTGGGACAAAGTTAGGCACATGGAGGATACAGCAAAAGAAGTCATTGAGAGAGAAAGTTACTCCTTAAAAGTTGATGAAACCCTCCTCTCTCAACTTAAACCTGGCGAAGCTATCCTCTGCCTAAATTATGATGGCTTATATGGAATCAATAACATCAATAGATTCTTGCAAGAAAGCAATCCTAACCCTGCTATCACTTGGGATATCCAGCAGTACAAAGTTGGAGACCCTATTCTCTTCCTTGACTCAGACAGATTTCGCCCCATCATACACAACAATATGAAAGGCATTATTCAAGGAGTAGAGATCATAGATGAAGGCACTACGGAAGAGCGCATTCAATTTGATATTGAAATTCCTAAACTGATATTTGAACGTGATGTTTTGAATCTGGATCTTAAACTTCTTAAAAACAGCGAGAAAGAAGAAAAGTCTCTGATTAGATTTTATGTTCATAAGCTAAAAAGCGCTGATGAAGATGGCGAAGATTCCAGAACTGTAGTTCCTTTCCAAATCGCCTATGCAGTATCCATTCATAAAGCACAGGGGCTGGAATACGACTCTGTAAAAATAGTTATTACAGACGAAGTAGAGGAACTCGTGACACATAATATCTTCTATACTGCTATCACAAGAGCCAGGGAGAAGTTAAGAATTTATTGGACCCCCGAAGTCGAAGAAAAGGTAATCAGAAGAATTAAGCCCCGAGACATAAGTAAGGATGTCGAAATCTTAAAGACGTATTTGGTTTAAGTAGCTAAGCAAAAAACAAATCGCAACCAATGTAACATTACAAGGATTGCGGTGATAAATGACAAAAACGTCTTGAATTTTCGAACAAATTGTGTTATAATAGAATTAATTAGGCATATTTGAAACCTTGTTGGCTATGCTTAGGGATTTCGCATATTTCGAAGATTCAGTTGAAAAAGGGGTGTTACCATGGCAAGCTCAACTTGTAAAGTAGCTTACAAGACTACTGCTATAAACAATAGACGCTATCTTGGCAACAAGTATCGTTTACTCCCTTTCATAAAGAGCGTGGTCGATGAAAATTGTGAAGGCATAAATGTTTTTGCCGACATATTTTCGGGAACAGGTGCAGTATCCTCTGCTTTTCTCGATAAGCGATTAATCACCAACGATATTCTGTACAGTAATTATGTGTGCAATTTAGCTTGGTTTTCTTCAGAACATTTTTCAAAACAGAAGATTATTGACTTTATTCTACACTATAACTCCATTGATATAGACGAAGAAAACTATATGACAGAGAACTTTGCGGATACATATTTCAGCAGAGAGGATTGCAGTAAAATAGGCTATATTCGTCAGAACATCGAAGATGAATTCCTTGCAGGTGCGTTGAATGAACGTGAACACGCAATCCTTATCACATCGCTTCTATATGCGATGGACAAGATTGCCAACACCTGCGGTCATTATGACGCATATCGTCAAGGCGTGGAATTTGACAGGCATTTAGAGCTTTCTGTTCCTACGCCAAAGCAGAATAGAAGGAAAAATCAATGCTTTAATGAGAACGCAAACGAGCTTGTAAAGCGCATACAGGCAGATTTGATATACATTGACCCACCATACAATTCCCGTCAATACTGTGACGCATATCACCTTATTGAAAATGTCGCAAGGTGGCAAATGCCGGAGGTAAGCGGCGTAGCACGAAAACCCGACAGAACCGCACTTAAAAGCGAATACTGCACAAGACAGGCAGAAGCTGCTTTTGAGGATTTGATTAGTCATATCACGGCGAGATATATCTTGTTGTCTTATAATAATATGGCGAACAAAGGCAATGACCGTTCCAACGCAAAAATATCCGATGAAGTCATTATGAGAGTTCTCGAAGCCAAAGGAACAGTTGAAGTGTTCTCCGAGACCTATAAAGCGTTCACCACAGGGAAGTCCAACATCGAGGGCAACGAGGAAAGGCTGTTTTTATGCAGATGCATTTAGAGAAAGAAATAATCCCTTCACCATTAAACTATATTGGCGGAAAGTATAAGCTCCTTCCCCAAATCTTGCCGCTGTTTCCTGAAATCAGCGGCACTTTTATTGATTTGTTCTGCGGTGGCTGCAACGTTGGAATTAACGTAAATGCCGACAGGGTAATACTTAATGATACAGACGAGAACTTGCGGTATTTATACAATACTTTCAAGAATATGGATAAAGATGTGCTTCTCAAAATGATAGAGGACATTATTGAGAAATACGGTCTATCTCGTTCTGATATTTATGGCTACGAGCATTATGGGTGTGAAAGTGGCAAAGGGCTAGGAGAATACAACAAACAACCATACCTTAAGCTCCGTGAGGACTTTAATGAACACACAAATTTTGATTACTATTACTATGCAATCCTATATGTCCTGATAGTGTATTCGTTTAACAATCAGATTAGGTTCAATAGTAATGGCAAGTTCAATCTCCCTGTCGGCAAGCGGGATTATAATACCAAAATGCAGAAAAAGCTCTCCGATTTCATTGACCGACTAAAAGAGGGGAATTTTGTTATTACAAGTACCGACTTTGAGGTTTTCAGCCTCGATGGATATGGCGAAAACGACTTTATCTACGCAGACCCGCCCTACCTTATAACCTGTGCTACATACAATGAGCAAGGTGGGTGGAACGAGGATAAGGAGAGAGCTTTATATAAGTTCCTTGATAAAGCTAATGAACAAGGCATTAGATTTGCTTTATCAAATGTGCTTCGGAGCAAAGGCAAGGAGAACGCGATACTGCTGAAGTGGCTTGAAGATAATTCTCAATACCGCACAATTTCACTTGACTATAACTATTCCAACTCCAACTACCAAACTAAAGATAGGTCATCGGGTAGTGAAGAAGTTTTAATTGTAAATTACTGATTATCGTTATAGATGTAATGAAGGGGATAAAAATGAAACGTTTAAGATGCCCTAAGTGCCTTAACTCATTTTCTTACTATGAAGCAGAACAAATACCTGGGCTTCGTGATAGGGAATATTTGAATTGTCCGTGGTGCGGTGAAGAAATATTCTCAAGTATGGAGGTAGATTATCAGTGTGTGAAAAAGGAAGGCACAGTGTTTGACAATGCGCTACTTGAGCAAATTCTTGCTCAGAAAACAATAGCTAATAAAAAAGGAATGAAAAAAGTGCCGTTAACATACAAAAGCTTTTGCTGGTGCTTGGGAACAACAAGCTTCAGAACCAAGAATTTTAATAGAACTATCGAGGAACAGTTAAGCTTATTAAACGAGTTTTGGAGCAAGCCTGACAATGCCGATATTAGTTGGAGAAACAACAATAACATTCAGACGGAATACTATCTGTTTATGCAGGAGAAGGGCTTTGTTGAAGGCGACGCAGATAACAAACCTAAAGACGCTCGTGAAAAGACATCGGGTTTGGTGGATATAGGTCTGATTGACGACAATCGCCGTCTGACTAATGTTGGAAAAGCTCTGCTTGGAATAAGCGAAAGCAATGATTTCGGCTCGGATAATCACTTTGAGATACCTAAAGACAGCTATATTTATCTGAAACAGCTGCTGAAAACCTCTTGTGCGGTTGACGGCAATACGGTTAGACCGCTCATCGTGTTGCTGTATCTCCTCTCCAAATTGGGAGAGCTTTCATCAGATGAGTTTACATACCTGCTGCCGCTTTGTACAAGCAAGGAAACCACCGATGAAATCATCGCCTGCATTGACGATATAAAGAACGGGCAGAAGACTGTTGATGATGTAATTGTTTCAAGACTGCTGTCAATGGACAACTACAAGGAAGCGTTATCGCTGCTGTTGTCGCGGGAAAATGTTGACGAGAACTTGATTTGCGAAATAGGGATAAACCGAAAGAGCCGCAATTACGATAAGCCTTATTTCCCGCTTTACCAAGCATTGCATAAGGTCTATATGGAGAAAGATAGGTCGGCTTTTATTGAGGTCTTTGACGCTGCAAAGAAGATACGCATAAGCAATTATTGGATAAAGTATCTTTTGGACACTAATTCCAGAGTTGCGCTTGTAAGAAACGCTGAAGCTCATATCAAGCCTACGGATTTCGATAATGTTACTACCGAAAACGAGTTCAGAACTGTTTTCTTTAAGCTTATGCAGTTGTTCAAGGCAAAGGCAACGCTGCGTGATTATTTTGACTTAAACCGCCGTTATTTCAGAACTACCGATATTGTTCTGTTTGAGGACGGTGTGGTTAAGCTCGATGTTGTCCCTAAACATTTCTTTAAATCGGTTATTGACAGTCTGTATGCGCAAGCCTATATTTCATCAGACCTCTTGTATGAGAACTGTGCCCTTGAAGAAATTGCAGATTGCCTTGCAATAAATGACGATGTAGTTATTGAGTGCATAAATGCAGAGCTTGGTATCGGTACGACCACTATTGATACAGCACGAGAAGCATTGGAGCGTATCAGATACAGGCGCTTTAAGACGCTCATTGACAAGAAATTCTCCGATGAAAATCTGCTTGAACTGCTCACCTGCTTTGAAAACCGCAACGATGATGAAATCAGAAGAATGGTTACTGACAATGCAGATGTTCCGACAATGTTTGAATATGTGCTGGGCGTATTGTGGTACAAAATCAGTGATTATCAAGGTAAAGTCCTTGACTATATGAAGCTCTCGCTTGACGCTGATTTGCTGCCTAAAACCCACGCGGCAGGCGGCGAAGCCGATATTGTATATGAGTATAACCAAACGGCAGATTACCCCGAACACGCTTTGTTGTTAGAGGCTACTCTTGCTGACAGCTCAAATCAGCGAAGAATGGAAATGGAACCTGTATCAAGACATCTCGGACAGCACTTGCTTCGCACGGGCAACCTGAACTCCTACTGCGTATTTGCAACAGGGACATTGAATATAAATGTCATCGCCGATTTCAGAAGCAGAAAGTCAATTCCCTATTATGACCCGCAGGACTATTCAAAGAACGTTTCGGGAATGAAGATTATCCCCTTGCAGATTTCAGAGCTGAAAGCTATTTTAAAGGGCGGCAAGCGTTATAAGGACTTATATTCGCTCTTTGATACGGCGTTTCATTCAGCGTTACCGCCGCATGAGTGGTATAGTCAATGTATCTCTACACAGCTTTGACAATCGATTGTCGCCAACACAGGGAGGTAGTATGCCAATTAACTACGAAAATTTTATTGAGCAAAAATACGACAGCCTTCATTTTAGCGAAGTTTTAAGAACGGAATCTTTGTATAAAGGTTTTTGCAGCAGCAATGAGCGCTTTGAAAAGACTTTGGCAATTATGCACCAAGAGTTAAATAGACTCTTTCAATTCATGTATTCTAAACAGCAGTCAAACGGGCATTTTAATGCGGCTGAAAGCCGAGAATTGTTAGAATATATAAAGCTATACGAGGATATGAACTATGTTTTAAAGGAAACAGGGTATTCTTTTGAAATAAACAGTGACTATAAACAGCTTATCGACTGCTCTAAATCGTTCTTGCAAGAATCGGGCGGAAGCACTATACCCCACGATTTACCTAAAATAGAACTATTGAATTATGAACCCATATTTACAATGCGTCAAAGTATAAGTATCCCCACTCCTTCGACAGCAGAAACAAGACGTTATCAAATTAAATTAATTGGTGAAGGCTCTTACGCTCAAGTTTTTAAGTACAAAGATGAGTTCTATAATAAAAACTTCATTATTAAAAGAGCTCAAAAAAATCTCAGCCAAAAGGAACTTGAACGTTTCAAAAGAGAATACGAAGTAATGCGCCAACTGCATTCGCCCCATGTTTTAGAAGTATATCGATATGACGAAACCAGACACGAATATTATGCCGAATATGCAGACGAAACGCTTTTAAGATACATCAGTCATAACCCTAATTTAGATATTTATAAAAGGAAAAGCATTTGTAATCAGTTGTTCAGATGCCTATCCTATGTTCACAGCAAAGGCTATTTACATAGAGATTTGAGCTTCACGAATATCTTGTTAGTTCATTACGAAGATGGCAACAGCATGGTAAAACTTTCCGATTTTGGACTGGTAAAGGAACCAGATAGTACGTTAACAAGTATAGATAGTGAAATTAAAGGTTCTCTCAATGACAGCAACCTACGAGCGATTGGCTTTTCTAATTTCTCAATAGTATATGAAACGTATGCATTAACACTTGTTATTCTGTTTGTGATGACCGGTTTACAGAACATCGAAAAAATACGTGACGAGAAAATCCGAAATTTTGTATTAAAGGGAATTAATCATGACACGAATAAAAGGTATCAGAATGTCGATGAACTAAAAGCAGCATTTAATGAGACTTTTTGA